CCGGAGGCGACAAGAGCCGCTCCGAGCGTGGCGTCTATGGCGGTGCATATTTGGGCGACGGTTACGGTAGATGCTGGCACTATTCACACGCCCCATCGTTCATTACATAAGTCCAGAAATAAGCCAACGTTTTTTCTATTTCGGTGATGGTCACGGCGTACCGCCGCGCCAGCTCGTTACGTTCCTCTGGCTTGGCATCTCTAAGTTTTCGCAAAAGGTCAATCATTGCCATGTGGCACGTTTCTTGCTTTTGATGCTCGGGTAAGTTCATTTTCAACCCCTTATAATATTCTGAACGCTATCCTTAAATATCCCGATAATCCTGGCCGTGTTGTCATCCAGCGCCTTCCGTAAATATCGGCGTGGCTTTGTCCCTCGCCTGGCAATGGCCCGCGCCACCAAAAAGGCGGTTGTGCCGTGCCTTCGTGCCCAGACCTGCAGGGCTGCGAGTGGCGGCCAATGCGGACGTGCCCCAACTTCCATAACTAAAGCCGACATCAGGTTAGAGCCAACCACACCTACCGTCTCATTCCCCCGACTTTCAACACTTGGTGTAATACTGGCTCTCAGTACGCCCATATCTACCGGCGCATTTTGTTTGGCGCTGCGGGTGACAACTAACGTAGCCTGTTGCATCGCGCCGGTCATATGGGTTAGCTCGTGGCCGATGCGGTTCAGGTTGTCAATGGCTTCGTTAAGGCCCCTGTTTTCAATCGTGACTGTCATCGCCGTCCTACCGCTGGCTTGACATACCGACCATTGACCAGGATCATCTTAATGTCCGGGTCAAGTACTTGCCTATAAAGCAGCGTTCCCAATTCGGCGCTGGCTAAAGCGTCACTCATTGCCCCTTCCAGCCGCTTGTACCATCGGGTACTTTGCATAATGCAAGCCTCTTTAATGTCAGCAGGGACCGCCACGCTATAGCCCCATTTGGCTGTAATTCGCACAGTCGGCGCGCCTCGATGCACACCGGTCGTTGGCCTGAAACCGCCTCGGGTTGTAAATGCGCCATTGGTGAAAATCACCTCATCACCGGTCGGGTCTACCATGAGCGCCGTGTAGGGCAGGCCATTGTAGTTCGGGTCTTTCGGGTCGCCTCTAAATGGTATCCAATCGGCTGCGGCCCAACTTACATAAGCAGTATCGGTGGCGCTGTCTTTTACCTCAACCAGCGTGATTGACACATTCTCATCAATGAACAGATACGGCTTGCCGCTGCCGGCATAGACCCGCGCCGTGGCGTTAGTCAGCGCAATAAAGCCATCGGGCCGGTTACAGAACAGGTTGATAGTATTCTCAGCAGCTGCGATAATGGCGGTCAGGATGGCGTCATCAGCGACTGAGGTCTTATTCATCTGACCGCGAAGCTCGCTGGCAAGGGCGTAGGCCATCAGACCACCTCTCCTGCCCTACGAATAAACCCAGCTATTCCAACCTTATCGCTATCTACAATCAACACGTCCGGCTCGCGCCCCAGGTAATCGCTCAGCCAATTGACCGCATCGTAAACGGGCGGGCAATGGCGCCCGCTGCCCAGTGGTGAATAGTCGTGAAAGACCATCAGGCCACCGTCAACGAGCCGGTTAAAAAAGGGAAAATCCATTCTGACGTGCTTATGATCCCCGTCCACAAAGATGAAGTTGTAAATGGCCGTGCCGTCGCTTTCCTTCAGATACTCCCACGAGATGCGGTGAAGTACTTCCACGTTTTTGAAATGACTGAGTACCTTCTTATCCTCCACGACCTCACCCTCACTGGCGTTGAGTGTCGTTATCTGGCTGTTGGGCATTGCGTGGGCCAGGTAGAAACAACTGTAACCGTAGGCTGTGCCGATTTCCAGCGCCTTGCCGCCGTTGTAGGGCCTGGCCAGATGGTACAAGGCCGCGGCCTGATAGGGATAGACCGCCTTTTTGGTGTTGTGGATGACTTGCCGGGCTTGATGCTCGATTTTGATAAGCCCAGGGTAGAGCCTGAAATATTGCTCGAGTAGTTCATCGGGTTTCACAAGGCACCTAGATGCGACCCAACATAATCAAGCCAGCCTGGAAATAGTAAATACCGTTCAGCCCAGGCCCGGCCCTCTGTCCCCATAAGTTCTAGCTCCTCACAACTCATTCGACATAGCCGGCGCAGTTCTGTATAAAGCTGCTCCTCATCATAAGCCTTGACTACCGGCGGCGGCGGAAAGAAACCATCGAGATATTCTTCACCGTGCAAAGCCGTCAAAACGATTGAGCCAAGCGCCAATGCCTCTTCACCGGAACGACCTAAACCGGCTGCCATCCCCGGCCCCGGCATCTGGTCAATAAAAATATGCGCCCGGCTTTTTAGGCTCAGGCAATCACGCCATGGTAGGCCAATAATGGTCATATAGCGTAGGCCGGGAAACTCAGAATAAAGCCGGTTGACAGCTCGCTCAATTTGGCCCGTCCCCTTCGAGTGGCGCTTGTTTTCCGTCCGGGGTGAATGGGCAATAGTTAGCAAGTTGGACCTTAGACCGCATTCTACATCCTCGACGGGATGACATAGCGGGATAGCACCTTTAGGCGCTCTGCTCATTAAATCCATCATTGCAAAAACGGCTTTCACCTTTAGCTCTACCATCAGGTCGTTGTAAAATGGTGCATCATTCCAGTAAGCGGTATCAGTCCAAAAAGTCACCCAATGCGCCTTGCTGGGCTGTAAAATATCTAATGCCTCAACCAACCCAGCCGCGCCCGCAATCATCACAAATCGGCTCGTTTCGATAAGTTCACGGCAATAGCTGGCGTTATCCTGAGTTAAAATAATGTCCTCTTCACCCGGCCAGAGATTGTGACCGCCTAGTGTGATGAGCCGTGTTTCTTCCCATAGGGAGAAGGCTTTGCGCAAGTTGTAGGCCGCGCCAAAGGTGGGATTGCAAGCGATAATGGTAATCATTGGCTAGATTTACCCTGCTGCGAGTCGGTACGAGTACCGCTAGTCCGTTTTGTAAAGGAAAGCCAGAAAATCGAGTGAACAGGATAGATATAGCTTAAGTGAGCAAGGTCAATACTAAAAAGCGCCTTATGAGGTGTACTACCCAAAACCCAAAAGCATAGATGATTATGTGTAAAATAAAGCCAGAAAATAGGCGTCCAACAGATGGGCTTTCTTATATTGATTGGGTTAATAATTTTAAGTAGCCACCCTAGCCAACTAATACCAATGCCGCCATCAGTTCCGTGATAGCCTGCAATTATTGGATAGATAATTTTAGGTACTTTATGAAATGGCTTGCTACGAATAAGCATCAATCCCTCGCCCTCGGATTAAACTTCTTTACCGCCTGCCACGCCTCTGGGCTATCACGCCGGCTTCCTAAACGCAATCAAGCTCCCAACCTGCCCCAATAATTCCCACCTGGCCTTTGCTTGCCACTTATCCACCACTGCCTTGACCGCTACGTCCGGCTTCCATACCCCATAATCGTGAAAGGCCAGAATACCACCCGGCATCATCCTGTCAGGCCACACGGCTATGTCAGCCGATATGCCCGCTTCAGCGTGATCCGCGTCAATGAAGCAAAAAGCGACATCACCGATGATTTTGGCTGGCGCTGCTGCTGCCGGCGCTTGTAATTTGCGAACCTTCAATTTGTACCGCTTCAGGTTTTCATCCAGCGCCGGGCGCATCTTTACATCATTGGCATAGATAGGGCCGCGCCCCTCACGCGCCAGCGCCCAACAGACCAACGCGCCACCGTTACGGACACCGCACTCGACCGCCCGGCCATCTGGGGCAATTTCGGCCAGGTGATAAATCCAGCGTAACTCAGCGTCCCGCTTATCGTCGGTGACACTTGATTTGCGGTTGTAGAGCATCGCGTCAGATGCGATGGCTCGTTTGATGCCTTCTTCTAGTTTGTTCATTGCTCGATCTTTCTGTCTGTGCTATAATGGCTATATGGAAGTCAAATATATAATCGTTCCAGATGACATATTCAGTTATCGTTTTGATATTGAGCCAACTAAGAGAGAGTGTGAACTTCTTAGGCGTTGCGACTCGCCCATTTATCCGGCCTATCAAAAAAGAGCAACGACTATTTTTTATGACCCCTCAATCCCTGGTTTCCCCTCTGTTACAATAAGAAATGAGACAATACAGGTAATCAGGGAAGGGGATTGCCTAAAACTTATCAATCCCTCACCTTTGGATTAAACTTCTCTACCGCTGCCCACGCCTCTGGGCTATCAAGCCGCCCGTGAATAATTCCATTATGTCGCCGTGCCTCCATATTGTGATGCCTGATGGCAATTTCGCCTTTCGGCATCTCGTAACGGGTCGTAGCGTTAAATTGGTTCATCAGGACAAAAACTCTCAGCGGCTTGTCGTAAAGCGCTCGGAGCAGCGCCCCCTGATCGCGTTTGCCGTATTTCTGCCATTCCTCCTGCCATTTCTGAAAAAAGCGCCGCGTGTTGGCATTGCGCCGGTAGGCCATCATTCCGCCGTTGTATTGTAGAAGCTGTTGCCCGCCCATTTTATCCCAGGTTTCAACACATTCGTCTAAATTGTCAGGCCGCTTCATCTCGCCAACCGTGCCATATTTGTTGTTGTCCTTGCAGATGACCAACTCCCAACCGTCACGCAGAATGTCGAATAGAAACGAGATGTCGCCAACGACTTCAGTATCGGCGTCAAGGTACAAAACATAATTCCACTCAGCCGGGGCAAGCTCGTCACATTTTAACTTGGCTACTCTGGCTCCGGCGTCGGCATCGTCGTGTTGAATAAACACATCCTCGCCAGCGTCGATAGGCTTATCAGCCGCCAACGCTACGGGTAAATCGGTGTGTTCCTTGACTGAGGTGATACAGCGTTTTGCGCATTTGCGGGATGGATTGCCAAAGGCGACGACATACACGCCGGCGCTTTTACGCCAATCAGGTAGGTTGCCAACATCCTCTAATTGAAAATACTCATTGATAATGCGCCGATGATCAGTGGTCCAATGTTCGGTAGTGTAGTTGTCGAGAATGACCTGGCGCAGGGCTTGCCGGTCAACCGGGCCACTAAAGGCGGCCTGCTCAACCGCCTGAGCCATTGACCTGATATTGCCGCATTCGTAGCGGTAAATCCCCGGCACGTCGGGCAATTCATCAATCAGGCCGATATGCTCAGGCACAACTATTTTTACGCCGCAGGCTAGGGCTTCGAGCGGTGGCATCGGCACACCTTCAAAAAGCGAAGGCACAAGCAGCACATCAAGCTCCTGAAAGAAGGCTTGTATGTCGTTCCATTCGTGGTACTCGCAGCGCACGCCCGTCCAACCGCGTCCACTAGCTCTGAGTTGCAGCCGTTTAGCCAGTGGCAGGTTAGCCAACTGCTCAAATAACTTCTCTCCTTTGCGACCGTCGCCATAGGTGAAGCCCATTACTCCTACAACCGGCCTTCCCTTCTTTGGCAGTGGCTTAATGGTGAATTTATCCATCTCTACCGGAGGCCGCGCCTGGCTAACCTTCTCTTGGGGCAGAAATTCACCGTACATTTTGGCCGTGACAATGCACACGTCTATCATCTCAGCCGCCGTATGCCACATTTGCTCTTTGCCCTTATTCTGGTCATCCAAATGGGAGAAATATGCGCCGGTGGGTGTGCCGTGCCAACCCTTGCACTTTTGATGCCACGTGCCATAGTTGTTGAAGTAGTTGAAATCGGCGGTTGGCTCTGGGCTGTCTGAAAGTGACCAACCGTTTAACACGGACAGGTATTTTGCCAGCCGGGGCAGGATGCGGTCACTATTTAAGCGGTCGGTTACGACGTGGATTTTCATACTTTCTCAATCAAGCCATTCTGACTTTAGTAATTTTTCCGGCTCTTTTTCGGTCTCTTCTTGCGTAACTATCATCGCCCCGTCAAGCGTCCATTGAATATCCAAAAACCGCTCATCGCCGTACATTTCCACATAGGCAGTCAATGGCTCGTTAATATTCAAGTCCAGTACTACCCGTCGCACTTTGCCAGGGTCAAGCCCCAGCGCCTTGCAGACCTCTACGGTTACTTCATCGCTTCTGATGATATGAGCCATCGTTAAACCTTTCCAAATAAATGAGCCACCAAACTACCACCATTAAACGGCCTACCCAAAAGCCAAACATGCACCGGACATCTATCCAATGCCCTCAGAAAAGCGGCTTGATCCTGTCCCTTGTATCGCGTCCATTCCTCTTGCCAGGTCTCAAATAACTTCATGCATCTCAGCCGACTAAACCAAATCACACCGCATTGAAGTTGCAACGGCTGCCAGTTCCCTATCTCCCCAAGTGTCGCTTCCTTCTCCGCCTCATTCTTGATGTGAGCAAACAAAGCGTTGCCCTGGTTTTTGCTTGGTGCTATGGCTAAGTCCCAATTGTCGAGCAGGTCAAAGCCGGGGGTGATGTTGCCATTTACTTTTGTATCAGCATCCAAATAGAGCACCCGGTCATAATCCACCAATTGAGGCAAGTTCACTTTAGCCCAGCGTGACTTTTGCTCATCTGTCCTGAATTGGTCTTCATCAAACTTGTATTCAGTGATGACCGTTATCGGCAAATCGTTGTAGCGCTTCAGGCTTTCGATACTTAGCGCGGCTTCGCGCTTGGCTCTGTCGCCGTAGGCTATGTAGACAACGCCATTACTCATCAAGCGGTTGAATTATGTCGCCCAAAAGCCTTAGCCTGGCTTCTCGCTTGCTTTCTCTCAAATCAGCAATTTTGGCGGCTCTTTCTTTATCGGCCTCAGTTAGTTCTGCGAATATCATTCCCTCTGGGTCGTCACGGTAGTCCATAATTCCAAGACCGACAGGCTCACTGTCATCGTTGTGTTCGTGTTCGTCGTAACTCACAAAAAGAGCTAATCCCAAAGGGTGAAAAAATTGGCGGTTAGCCTCTTGTAAGAAGCCGGCGCTCTTAAATTCTTTCAAGTTCATTGATGGAAAATTGTTCGCCATTTCAACTCCTCATCACCCAACTAGGCGGCTTCGTCTACGCCGCTGCTAACTATCACGATCTCCAATTTGGAAGTAAACCTGTACACCCTGCCGCACCCATCACAGATTTTGTCATCGCTTTCGTCACTAATAACGATGTCTGTATTTCCGCACGGGCAATCAAACCCAACAGATGCGTCCCACCAATGAACATTGATGTCTTTAGCCCGTTCCACTATTTCAACTTTTGAACTTTCTTCTTTGCCCCAAATGGTCAACCTGTAGCCATCCACAGACCTAAAAATACGGCCTGAGTTTTTGAGCTTGTGTAAGGAACGGCTAGTTGACTCCCGTGAGCATCCAATGGACTTGGCTATTGCGGTTATACTTTTTTCTGGCTTCCGTGATAGATAGATTAGTATCTTTTTTTGCAGCCGTGAATGTCTCAGGTTTCTTGGTAGATACAACTGGACATCCATTACATCACCCAACTCGGCGGCAAGGCGTTAACTATCGGCCTTGCCTGATACAATGCTCGTAAAAAGCCCAACTCGCTTTCGCCATCCCACAGTTCAAACAATCGCCGTGTCTCCTGACAATCCCTTGCAAAAATCACCCGGCAATCGTAAACCGGCACACGCAAATCGTGGATGATGGCCTTTGTAGCGGCCCGTTCATCAGCCGTGCCGACACTCTCGGCCAGCACTTCGTAGTTCAGCAGCGGGATTGCTAGCTGCCATTTGTTCAGTAGGTGAAAGCCGGTCAATATCAAGTCCTGCCTCAGATTGGCCGATGTGTCCCACAGCAGGAAGCGCCCGCTTACAGGGTGTCCCTGATACGTTTCCATCGGCACGCCGGGAAACTTGGCCGACAAGAGGCTACGCTGCTGCTCTGGGATGTAGCCCCGTAGCAATACGATACAGTCGGTCAAGTCCTGAACGGTTTGGAGAATGGCAGGCTTTAGAATTTCCGCCTGACCATTGGCTAGCCATTCCCTCGCCTGATGGCGGTGGGTCTGACACCAATCGCCGGGGTAGAATGTCCTCAGCTTGCCATTCTCCTCGGTTCGGATAATCGCTTTAGCTCTTACCCAAACACTACCCACTAGCCAACTACCTCGTCGTAAGCCGTCGTTGGAACCGGCTTATACCGTGAGTTGGTCCCGAACAACGTCGCACCGTAGGAGACATCAGCCACCGCGATTGTCACCATAAAGCGCACGTATTCAAAACCACCATCCACGTCAAGCTCCTCAGTCTGCAACTCGATACAGGCCAGACTGTTGTCATCAGCCCCGGCCTGAGTGAGTGAAGTCAACGCCTTGCCGGTAATGTCCTTCACGCCGGTTCCGGTTGCATCGGACGCCTGCTGTAATTTGGCGGTCAGTGTTGCGTTTACGCCCATCGCGCCCATTGTCAGGAAAAGCCAGGCCCGGTGATAGTTCTCCAGCAGTACCCAGTCTGAGACGTGCGACGCGACTTGCCGCGTGAGCGGGTAGTGCGTCACCAGTGGTACAAGTTCTTCTGAAACTCGATTAGTGTATGCCATTAGTTAGCTGCCCCCTACGCCAGCCAGGATGACGAATGGTGAAATTGTCGTGGTCCCATCTTCATACGTGATGGGGCTGGACAACCACGGCTGGCCATCTACCCGATGAACCGCTCGCCATGATGTCTGGTCATATCGCCAGAAATCATACTGCGTACTTTCGATGGTCGTGGCTTGCCGGTCTCCCAACAGGTAGTAGCGCCAGTCGGCCAGTACCACGTCGCCTGCTGTGCCGATCCGGGGTTGTTTCTCCGTCCAGATGACCGGAAAGCCCAGGATTGAGCCGGGAATGCCATCTCTGGCGTTTGGCTGCCAGATGTAGGATGGATTACCCGTTGGGCCATTCAACTGGATAAGCTCGCTCATTGCTGATTGAGTGATTGTCCAGAGGCCGTTGCCAGTCGGTAAAAAGTCCTCCATCATATCGGCCAAATCGTCGAAGCCAATTGTGCCAGCAGCAGCGCGTGGCTCCTGAATAGTCGCCGCAGCATTGATAACGCCCAGCGGCTGACCCGCGCCCGTGCCACGGAAGAAGGCATAATCCTCCATCCAGGCAATGCCGCCGGCCATACCCATCGGCCCGGAAAGAAAGTCAGCCAGCGAAATCGCGCTGTCATCTAACAGTTCATCGCTGGCGCGGGTGTAGCCGATCAGCTTGTGACCGACTAATTCCACCTGGCGAAAAGTAGCAGTTGTGATTGTTTTCTCGGCCGCTTCTTCTTCCCAGTAGAACTGCATCCCGCCAAACCAATGAGGCCGCCCGCTGGGCGTGCCGGTCTGGTCGAGTACCGGCAATTGAATGGCCCGGCGTCGCATACGGATAATAGTCGCCCGACTGCGAACGATGGAAGTTTCACCTATCACAGCCTGAAGCGTCGCTTGAAACTCAGTCGGCACAAGGAAGCCGCCGGAAGCGCCGACGCTTTCAACCATCTGCTTTTCTTCCTTGCTTTCGTGGCCGCCCTTGCCTTCGTCTTTGAACCACTGCAAACGCGGGTCAGGTGCGCCCTTATACTGAGGACTGCCGGCCATATAAGCCGCTTCCAGGAACTCGCCCCAATCCACAAAGGGCTTGCTGTCTTTCCGTTCGGGCTTGGCCTTATCCTCGCCCTCGCCGGGCAGTTTCTTGATTTCTCCGCCCAGTTCGGTGACAGCTTCTTCGAGTTCCTTGAGTTGCCCCGCTTCGGCCTTAAGCTGCCGGGCCTCGGTCAGGATAGCCTCAACCTGATTCTTTTCCTCGGTCGTGGCCTTTGGATCAACGATCAGGGCTTTGGCCTTCTCAAATAATGCTTTGGCCTCACCCAGCTTGTCTTTATAAGTAGACAATTAAACCTCCGTTTCTTCTAACTCTAATTCAATAAGTTTGAGTAAACGGGTGCTACTGTCGTTATCCGTTCCGGCCCCGTCCGGCTCAGGTTGCGATCCTGTAGCGTCGGAGGTGGATGGTGTATCGGACTTTTGCGGCCCGGTGTTGTCGTTTTCATCTTCCGGCATTTCCATCAAGCCAGCTTCCATCAGGCAGGTATGAAGTTCGTCCATTGCGGCCTTGATGCGTTTGGCGTTGCGAGCGGAGAGGACGCGGCCGGCTTTAGCTTCCTCTGGCCCATCGTCGGCTTTCTCTGGCTTATCCTCTTCCTCATCTTCGCCATAGTAGCCAGCCTTGCCACCCTCTGAGGCGTACATAGCCCGCATCTGTGCCCGTGCCTCTGCCCTGGTAGCGTGTGAACCCAGGCGCTCGCCAGTCGGCTTGCCATCGGCATCAAGTTTGTAGACACAGTATTTGCCATCCTCTTCGACTACGCCGTAGGGTTTGCCTTCGGTGGGCTTGGCATCATCTGCGCTTTTGGCGTCGGTGGTGGTGGTTGCTTCTAGCATCCCAAAAATTACAGGCGACAACTCGTACTGTTTTACCGTCCGTAGATTTCGGGCCACAACCTCTTGCCCTCGCCAGGTTATTTTTGTATGGTCTTTGTCTACAGGGTCATAGCCCCATGACCATTCATCCACATCACCGCTAGCCACGTGCCAAAAAGCATCACGGCCGGCGTCGGTTTTCATATTGAATTGAACTTTAGCCCAAGCCCCGCCCGTTGCTTCTGGGTATTCATCCATCAGAGCTTGGGGCAATTCGCCGCGTCTTAGTTCTCGAAACTCTAAAGGTTTTCCTAAAGATGATAAAACGCTGTGGGTATTGTGAGAATCAAGTAAACGTATCTTGTGACCGCGCTCGTTCCACGTCTTGGTGAAACTTCCGTTGTGCACTATATCATTTCCGAAATCCAGCACTCCGAAAACCGAAAAGATACATTCCACAACGCCTTGGGCTTCATCCGCGTTCAGTACCACCGCTTTGCAAGTTTTATGTTCCATATTCCCTCCGTTGGGGAAATAAAAAACGGCCCGATTGACTACGTGGTTAGTAGTAGTCAATCGGGCCGTGTAAGGTCTAGCCTTAGTGGGCCGGGTTATTTAGTTATCTTTAACAGTCAAGGTTTCTTGGCTCATAAACCGCCAAGATGTCGTACTCCTCATTGTAACCCATAGGCGGTTGGTCTGAGTTGGTTGGTTGGTTCGTCTCAATGATGATGCTCATAAGGGTCGGGATATAGTATTGCCGACCTTTACCCCATTGAGGTTTACCCACTAACTTGCCAACAAATCTAGCCAGTCCCCACCAAAATCCAAACTTATCAAACTCAATCTTTCTTGGCTCGGTTGCCTCTTTTGGCGCTCTGAGTACCGGTATCTGTATTGTCGGACGATGCGCCACAATGACTTTCGTCTTATCCGTTACAGGAAAGTAGTTTTTGGCAATATTGAGATAATTCATAGCTTCTCCGGCTTTACTCCAATCACCAATTCAGCCACCAAATAAATCAACGCCGTCAAATGGCGCACCATCTGCGAGAAGATTTCAAGCTTGCGCTGTATGTCTATTTTAGCACAGTCGCTAGCTATTTGCAATGAGTGACCGTTGTTGCTCATTTTGTCTCGCTTGGGCCGGGCTGCTTTGGGAACGATAGCGCACTCATGGCACTATTAAAGCCCATCTTGACAGCAACCTCACACGCTTTAATAGTACCATCAAAAGAGCCTACCGTCTCGTAAACAATTCTGACATCCTCAATCGAGAATGGGAAACGCCTAACTATCTCCCAAAGGATGCGGCTTTTAAGCTCATCATCTGGGTAGCGTTCATTTAGGTCTTTCGTGGTTAGGTCGGTCATCTAGGCGTACTCCAAAAATTTATAACTTTCATTTTCCATAGTTACCTGATGTCATCCAACAACTTAATGGCCCTGATTAACTCAAGAAAACGCACCTCCTTCTCGCCATCGTGTGGGGAGAAGGAACCAAACAAAATCTGATGAGCAAGGCCATGTACATCCCCGGCTGTTTCGACCTCGTGCTCAATGGCTCGATTGGTCAAGATTTCGCCGCCTAATTCAAATGCGGCTTTGCGCAATATTAAGACTGCATATTTGTAGGCCATTTCAACTCCTTATAACCGGCAAGGTAGTGCATCTACATTGTATCACATTTGCCGGGCTTCCTCTAGGATCACCAGGAAATAATAATCCTTCACCTCCCACATTAAACGGTGTGCCAATCCTTACCACTTGCCCATCGGCTTCCAGGTGATCCAATCTGACGCGATTATCATGCGCACTAGCCCATTCGTGACTTTCAACCCCCCAAGCAGAGTATAAACGATATGAAATTGTGTTAAGCGCTCTCATGGTCTCAGTTCGGCTGATTATCTCCCATCTCCATTCCGGCATCCTCTCCTCAAACCACTCAAATTCCTCCGCCGTCAACTTCCCCGTCATCCACTGACTAAACAGCGTCTCCAAATGCTTTTGCATCGTCGGCACGCTCCATCCTTCCACTACGCCCTGCTCAATCAGCCGCCGAATAGTCTCCTCGGTCGTGGCGTTTATCGGCTGTGCAAAGCTGATGGTGTACTCATTGAACCAATCCTGTCGCAGTAAGTCGGCGGCCACTTGCTTCATTGACTTCTTGAAGGCGCTGTTCAAATCATTCACTCGTTCCGTCATCAGTCTGTCCATCGGCAAAATGAAATGCCGCTGCCAGGTGACACCGCTGGCCAGGTAGAGGCCGATGGCCTCAATAACTATGTCCCAATTCAATGAAGCCCGTTGCCGTCTCGCTTCCTTGTTGACATCATTGATAATCGCCTCAATATACTTCAGGTCGTCCGTGAAACTGGCAGTCGCTGCCTCGCCAAATTCGGCTTCATAGCCGGTGGCAAGCTTGTCGGCTTTTGTCCAGAAGCCGGCGCGGTCAAGGGCTTTTTTTTTACACGGCCATTGGTGGAAGTAGCTACATCGGCTTCGTCCGCTTCGTCTTGCACCTCCGGCATTGGTTCAGTAGCAGGCGCTGGCGCTGGCGTAGCCGATTGTAGTTGTTCATCCTCCGGCAACGGATCATAACCTAATTCAGTTCGGTACTCTGTAGCCGTCACCACAACCTGTCCGGACTTCGTTCCTGCCTCAAATGCCTTTTGGATGCGGTCGAGCCTTTCATTCTTTCGCTTCTGATAGGCTGGCGTCTTTGATAAATCATACATCACAAATTCACCGCCTGGCCCTTGCAAATAATATTGCCAGTCATCCTCCCACCACGCCAATTCAGGCTCCATTGTATCTTCCCAGAATTGGATTTTGTCACTCTCTTTATTGTTGTAGGTGGAAGAAACTAACTCGGGCCGGCTCTCGATAAGGGTCAAAGGAACACCATAAGGCCCTACCATTCGGCTCTCGTTGCGAGCGTCAATGCTGCTAACGTCCATCTCCTGAAAGGTAAAGCCAATACGTTGGTACGTTCCGCCTTGGTCAAGTACAGCTGTACTTTCCTCTGCCCAGTTCTCTGACCCGCCATAAATCTCATTCCAACGCCTGCGGGCTGCAGCTACTTCGTCATCTTGCATCGACACGTCAAAGGACAGCAGACCCTGCGGCATTGCGCCAGCCTTGAAAAATAGACGAAAGAATTTGGTCAGGTCGTTATCCACATCACCATGGTGGGCTGCTGGTGATAATGGGCTGATGCCATAGCCCAGCCCGTCCAGCGGATCCATTGGATTAGGCAGTTTATTGTGCATCACGTCTTGGGGCAGATAGGGTACGCCGTCCACCCAGGATTTTCCCTCTGGCACGTACCAAAAGCCAATCAATTCCTTGCGATCAGCTTTTGGAATGATAAATGTCCTATCTGGTCGTAAATTATACATCCCGTCAATTTGGTCCCTGTTTCGGCTAAAGACGGTGAAGTTATTGCCGGATAGAAGCCAGTAAACCCACGCCTGAGATTTGAACTCAGACCAGGATTGGAAGCGATTAGGTCGCATACAGAGCGATTGCAGCCAGTGTGAGCGGGATAATAATTCCGGCTCTTCGGGTGTACCGGTATAGGCCCGCAGTGGCGCGAGAGTAGAGGCCCTGGTTTTATACATAATTGCGCTGTAAATCACGGCGTTTGCGTTGAAGCCCTCATTGGCATAGGCTTCGTAGTTGATAAGCTGCCATTGGGGTTGGCCGTTGTACCACTGCGGCCAGATGAAGGGAATTTTCTTGGTTTGCGGCTGCTGGCGTGGTTGCACCTGGAAGTGGCGCGAGCCGGTGCGGTAGAATTGAATGGCGGCTTTGAGCCGGGTTAGGGGGGAAGGTTTAGCTATCATTTAGATACCACCAAAAGAATGAGTACAAGGCACGACGCAAAAGCAAAAGCCAAAATAAAAGCCAAAACCCAAACCTCTGTGACTTTCCAGAAGGAGATTAAAAAGTCACCAATGACAGTGAAACTATTTGTCAGTCTGGTTATCATCCCACAAACACCCCCCTCTTAACACCGGCGCAAAAATAACGTGTCTCATCCAGGTAATGCCACGTCGCTTTATCGGCTATCCCCTCTTTTTCATCGCGGGTACAATTTTCCATTTGGTCTATCGTATGGACACAATTGGAGCAAATAACCAGCTCGTTCTTTTCCAGCATCCGATTAGCCGCATCTATTTGCGCCTCAACATCGTTAATGACCGGCAAACGAATGATGACGCCTTCCTTGCCGTAGTCCAGGCGCTGCTGATCCTCGCCTTTTGCGCCACCGTAGCCGGCCACAATGTTACGATTGGCGAAATGTGACTTGATAATCGCTGCCCTGGCTGCTGTAGTGCCCCCTGGCAATTTCTGCTCGTGGATTTTGTAGTAAGTATTACCGATTTTCGCATATAGGCCAAATACGGCATTAACGGCACCGAAGTCGTGCGCGTGCCAGTAGCCCACAGCCTGACTATAATCAAGCTTGCTGGCGTCTGACCCCGGTTCGCTAAAGGCGTGATAGACACGACCTTCTTTTTTGGTAATGAGTAGCTGCGCCTCGTTGAGAAAAGCCGATAAGCCCCACTCATTCATTTGGGCTTCACAGGTTGCCAGGTTCTGCCCTTCCCAGGTTGGTTGTCCTGCCGTGATATGATAGCGCCGGTCATCCTCGCTAAATTCATATTCCAGGTCATCAACTACCGGGTAAGGCCCGCTCACAATTCGATTGCGTAGAAAGTCGGCCTTGTCCCTGGCTATTTGGGTGAATATGCCGCTGTAGTTGACGAGATTTTGGATACCAATAATCGCCACGTCGGTTGAGCCGGAGGGAAGGATGTCACGGGTCAGGGTGTTGACCTTTTTAAGCGTGGCTTCCAGGGTATCATTTTTATCGTCTATATCATCCATAAAAATAACGTCAGGTCGATATTCCTCGAGCTTGATGCCACGCACCGCGGCATCGTAGCCCAGAGCCACCACATTAAAGCCATTGGCACAGCGCAGGGTGTTGACCTTCCAGCCTTTGGAGTTGCCATACTTGCCCAATTTGCGCTCGGCCAACCCAGGGTAATACTCGGCTATCTGTTTACTTTCAAGCATCGCCGCTATATTCATCACGCTTTCATTGGCCTTGTCCTGAGTGGAGCGGGTGTAAAGGCAAAACTTACGGACGTCCTTCGCGCCAAGACGAACAGCCGCCGCTTCTGCGTTGGTGGACTTGCCGCCGCCGCGTCCCCAGATAGCGAAAAAGGCGGGCGGCTTAAGGCCGGGCGCAATCGCTTCGACATGCTCCCAAAATTCAACGTGGCGCTGGACAAAGGGGGCGTAGAAGAGGTTGGGAAATAGGGTGGTGAGCCAGGACTGCCAACCATCAGGAGCCTTCAGAGTTAGGCGCTGCTGCGCTTTCCATTTCAGCTTCTCTAATTTCAACTGCTGATAAGCCGAAGGACTCAAGTAATCCTTGAGGGACTTCACCTGCAAACTCATTCATTATGTCCTGTGGGGTAATAGTGCCATCTTTGAGTAGATTTATCAATTCAATGCGCCATGTTGGTTGACCAGTGAGAAGCTGATGCTTATCAATCACAATAGCCAGCGATGTAGCCGTTTGTTGCAAAGATGCGTCAATTATCTTGTCCGGCATTGCTCCCACGAGTTTATAAGCCATATCATCCAACATCTCGACAAGGCTCTTTTTTACATGCTGTCTAAGTTCTGACGGTGGGGGATTGTGCACTGAATGATACCAGTTACGGAGGGTGTTATGAGGCATACCTAGATGGCGAGATACCTCCATTAGCGCACCTTCCCTATTGGGGTATCCAGCCGCTTCCAGCATCACCACGGCGGAGGCTCTGAATTTGTCATCATAGCGCCGACGTGGACGCTTACTCGGTGTCATCTATTTCTCTCGCTTCCCTCTCACCGGCTCAACCTCAAATCGCAAATTCCGCACCCCATCCGTCACAACCGAGGTGTAGACAATCCGATGCTGGTCATCAATATCAATTCGCAAACCGCGCTCAGTGATGGTGATGGTATAGGTTTGACCCGATAGACCAAGAATGGTGGTTGGTTCAGGCTTTTTCTTGGTCACAGCCTCACCGCATCCGCCGGCAAGCCTTCTGAACAAGGAAAGCTGCTACCATACCGTTTCGTCTCCTCATCCCAATAGCACACCCGCACGCTAAACTCATATTCGATGTACACTCTCAGACCATCAGCACTTAAATGCGATGCATCAAGGACCTCTTGCGCCGCATTGAATTGAGCTAGTGGCACATCGGGCGCAGTGCCGCGTTGCTGGCCAGCAAACGGCGGCGTGGGTGGCCGTGGCGGAAAGTGCGGGTAATAGTTGCCAATCATCATGCCACCTCGCCCAGCCTCATTAGTTGCTCCCTATCCATATAAAGCGCTGGGTGATGCGACTTCACAAGCTGCCTGAGTACCTCAAGACGGCTGTCACCTATGCCGCGCACTTTCATTATTTCGCCGCTGGTAATCATTTCCTTAAACCGGTCGGCTGATATGCCAGTGATAGCAGTTGAATATTGCGAATAGGGCCGGACGGTTAGGCGCTTAATGAGCAGCTCATAGAGCGGCGGTGTGATGCGGCGCTGGCGCTGCCATAGGTTTACGAGTTGAACGGCGGTCATAGCCCGCGCCTCATCCGTTCCCCGATTTCAAGTTTGGCATCCTTGACATCCTCAATGATTTTGTGCAGCCCCCTCCAACCGGCAGTAGCTAATTCAAGATTGCCCAAATCGTGAACGATGCCGTTTAATTGGGTTCTGACATTATCAGGAAAAGAGAAATTATAGAGAACGGCCTGCACGTCAATGCGGGCCTTTTTGACCTTGGCGATATTACCGTTCGCGTCCTCTAGTAATTGGGCCGCCTTCTCGATCTCTATGACAATATTCCGCTGCAATTCGGCCTCAATCCACAACTCCCTGGCCTGCTCCAACAAATGATGTGAGTAACGCGAGTACCCGCCAACCAGCGCCGCCACGAGTGCGCTGGCAATACCGACTTGAACGACCCGGCTTGGCTCGCCGGGAATGGCAAAAAATGTATAGGCGAAAATCAAGGCCGCGAGGGCAAGGCTGAGACGTAGCCCGGCGACCAGGCCAGCGATTATGAGGAGCAGCCATAGCCAGGATACGGTGATGGAATAGCCAAAATAGAGGCTGCCGGCGTGGTAAGCAAGCGCGAACAGGATCGCGCCCACGAAGCCGATCCATTTCGGGATGGAAAAGAGGAAGTCAAACAATTTAATCATTGCCCCTCGAGATCGTCTAATGCCTGCTGCTCACGTTCAATCTTGTTTTGAATGTGCAACGGCACATCGGAGCTACCATACTCTGCCGCCTGTTCCAGCAGCTTGTCAAGGTTCTTGCGGTGCTGCCTGATGAGTTTCCGCTTGCTGGTTTCATTGATTGCCACGGTAACGGCTTGCGGGTTGTGTTCGGTCAAAAGTAGCACCATGTTATCATCTATTTTGCCTACGTCCTCGCGTAGTGCCTTGATTTGTGCCGCCTGCAGCTGCTGCGCTGAAATAGATGCACCTATTTGCTCTGCCAGCTTGTCGAGTTCGAGGATAAGGCGCTGGACTTCAAAACGCAACTTGGTCGTCTGGTCAATATCATCAAGCGCGATTTGTTCACGGCGGCGGAGAATATTGTTTTCCGACTGGCGTAATTTATTATCATCCTCTTTTGCCTTGGCAATGCGAGAAAGCGCCTCAATTGCCGCATCATCAAACTGAGGAAGCGTGTCGTCAGCCAAGTAACAATCCTATCCAATTGCAAAAAAGAAACTCCGCCGGCTCGCGATCGGCGGAGTATATAGAAACGCTCACAGCCAACGCGCCGCGAGCAGTTGTTATGTCTATAGTAGCACGGATATTCTATCAGGTCAAGTGAACATCTTTCACCGCCTCCTTAGCGGTCTACATCGTGACGCTAATTTGAATTGCTATCTATCAACCACGCGCCATTCTTGCGCTGGATTATATGTACCCGCGCCGCCGGCTCTGCCCGCATTTTAGCTGCTAAAGCCTCGGTCAGCATCGCTTGCCGATATCGCTCGCAACGGGCGTGTAATTCATCCTCATAGCGGATTAGGCTGCTGTTCTCTGCCTCAAGAGCATCGCAATAGTCGTGCAAATTAAGATTAACCGTTTCGATCAGCCTCAACCGCTGCTTTGTCGCTTCGAGTTCACTGGCGAGGTCACGGCGGTAGAGACGCCATAGGAGGAAATTGATTACTATTGCGGCTGCGAGGATGATTATTAGCATGGCGGGTGTCCTTTCTTAGATTAGTTGCTTGATGATTTTTTGATACATAAGCGGTGGGACAGCATTGCCAATTATGGCACAAGCGAGTTTTTTGCTTTCCGGCAGAATGTACGAATCGGGAATGGATTGGAATCTAGCTAATGCTATTGGCGTCATTGACACGACGCGGCCCTGAGATAGCCAGGCGCGGGATCGGTGATTGTCGCCAGCAAAAACGGTGAATGATGGCTCTGATTCGTTTCTCGCCTTGCTGTCAACCTGTGCTAATTGGGTGTTTCCACCGCCAACCAGAAAAGCCCGTAACTCGCGACCGTCGCCGGGCGTTCTAATTACCTGGACCGGATCATCTGCTGTTTGATAAATCTTTGCCTTGCTGGTATCGTTGGCGTTTGTGCCAACAATAAAGGCGCGCATCGGCCTACGCTCATGGTTGGCTACTATGGTATTGGCCGGTTCGATTATGCCACGTGTAACCGCTACTCTTGCGCCCGTTTCATCAGGATAACCCGCTGAATCTACCAGCAGGGCTTGCTTGATTTCATCCGGCAATCGCTCCAACTGCCACTTTGCAAACTGACTATCCGGCAATGTTGGGATAAGGTCTAAAATCGCAGAATACCAACCGACCCACCTTTCAGGCTGCGGCAAGTTTGGCAACAGCGCCCCGCGTTTAGCCCTGAGTATCAGCCGTCGCCGTGTTTGAGACACGCCATAATCGGCGCTGTTAAGATTGTCGAAGTCCCACATATAGCCGCCCCTCTCCAGGGCATTGCAGATGATTTTGAACGCCTTAAACTTGCGATAGGCGTAGACATTTTCGATGGTCACAATCCTGGGTGTCATCACGTCAATAAAACTCGCTATCTTTGCGCCCATCTCAGTATCTTCCGGCGCTTCCTTCGTGCCATCCTCGTTTAGCTCTGCGCTCTGATTTGCACCGCTGGCCCGCTTGCAAACCGGCGAAGCGTGTAACACATCGGGAACTTCTAGGGCGGCCGGATCAAGCTGCATCACATCAGCCGTGGTGACATTGAAACCGTTATCGCGTGCTACCTGTGCTATATCATTCTCGATTTCAAATCCCCAAAGGTGAGTTAGACCGGCCTCTCTTGCGCCAACTCCAACGCACTCGCCACCTGATAGCAAAGTCGCTATTGTTGCCATCTAATCCTCATAAGCCGCCCCGCTACCCCGTGGAAAAGCGTCATCCAACTCCTCGCCGTCAAATAGCTCTTGCTGCTCGCCAGTAGCCTCGATCGGCGCTGATACTGTCTTGGCTACAGCGTGACCATAAGCCGCTTCATAAGCCGCTTTCCAGCCAGCCGCATCATTCGACTTGGGCCACGTCCAACCCTTACCCAGTTCTTTTACTATGGCTTTTTCAATAAGAAACAGGCTGTCATAGGTGGCTTCGACACGGCGGTTGACCGTGTCCAGTAGGGCTTGTGGGGTGCGGGGTATGTCGCCGTTGGTTGGGGTGACTGCTGGCGCTGGCTCAGGTGTGGGTGATTTTGGTGTTTCCGGGGCGGGCGACGGACCAGACTGAGATACTTCATCCTCGAACGGAGATGTGATACTTGCCGGTAATTGCTCGAGGTCATATTCTCCGCCAGCGTCAATAACCATATTGCCCGCTGCCAACGCTGCCCGCTCCATCATTCCAAGTCTCTGGATTGACCATTGCGCCTGCGTCTCGATTGAGAGTAAGTAGCTCTCACGTCGCGCCCGCTTACCATTTTGGGCCGGCGTACTAATCATATGAGGCCGGCGACGGATCACGAACGGCGTTCCTCGCAAATCTCCCAAAAGCGCCTCGTAACCACGTAACTGTCTGGTTAAATTCAGGATGTCATTTTTGCTGGTTGTCATAATGGTTACAGTTGCGAAGCGCCCCAGGTCGGGGATGATAACGGAAAGTCGGCCTACCTGAGAACTTCCATCAGCCCGCTTGCCATCCTCTCCTACTGCTGGCTTGGGGTCTGGTTTAAGTTCGGTAGAAAAGCCGCCTCTCTCTTTTCGCCACAAAACCACCGTTTCGCCGTCGCTCCGATAAACGAGACTGCTGGCTACCCATTTTTCGATCCAGCTATCCATATTTTCATCGGTAGTCTTGAAGGGCAAAAAGATGTTAATATTTCTTAGTGCCTCTTCATCGGGGTAAGCCTCTGCGAACATCTTTGCGGCCAGATCGTCATCAGTCACGAACCGGAAGAACGTTAAATCTTTGCCAGGGGCGTTTTCCTTAACCTTCTTTTCTCCCTTGCGTAGAATACCTACGCTTGGGAATGCTGCTGGTCTGTCGGTCAGTCCTTTTATACTCACTTTATCACTACCTTCCCATCTACGATTTCATAAAATTGCTCTAATTCTTTAATGTTTTCTTTTTGCAACTCAACTATTCGAACCGCTTCATTTTTGTGGATAAAGCCCTGATGAGCTACGTTAACGGCGCAAGCAAGGCCGTTGTTGTGATACCTGAGTTCGCCAAGACACTCGCTGCAACGATAGGCATAGCGAGCGACGATCTTGTTCACAACCTCGCCGCCGATGCGCATTGTAACGCTGGAATTGAAGGTGCGAAATTTGCTCTTGTGGGCCATAAGCCTCCTAGCTGCTGTCGTAAATATTTACCATTGCCGTATAAAGGGACCCATTTACGCGAGTGCGGGCGATTATCATCCCGTGGTTCAAGAGGCAGGCCCCCTCACGGTTGCCTATTTTGCTGTCGGCAATAACGTCGCAGGCGCTTTTTATTAGGGCGTCGTGTCTGCAAAGTTCTTGCCGAACCTCCACCAGCAAAGCCCGTATCCGCTGCCCACTTTCGACCAACTTCGCTCGCGCTTTTTTGGCCTCGGCTATCTCGGCATCGGCAGTAGAAACGGACTTAACAATATCGGCCCATGCAGCCTCAATTGTCTCCATCCTAGCCGAAAGTTTTTCTCTGTCTGCGAGTAAGGCGGTAAGATCGGACATATCTACCTAAATTTTTTGCTCGACAAGTGCCACCCAGAGCAACGGTAAATCATCCACCGTTAGTAGCCACATATCCGGCGCATTGACCAGGCCCTGCTTTAATGCCTCTATAGCATTTGCCAGGGTCAAAGGGATGTCTTTCCCTGCCAGGTTGAAAGCAATCAGCATTACCTCGTCGGCCTTGGTTTTTGGCTCAATAAATCTATCTGTGTAATTGATGCGGTTTGTCATAGTGAAATTATCCTTTCATATGGATGTTGTCCTGGCATTAGATTACTCCTTTACTTTAGCAGATAGGGTGATAAGTTCTTCGTCACTACCGGGTAAGCCAAATCTGGCGAACAGGATAAACCAGGGTTGACCACTGGGTTCTTTCGTTGAGATATAAAGATTTTTCAAAAGTGTCGGGTCCAGAGACTGGATAAACGCCAATAGGCTTGGCGCTTCGAGTTGTTGATGTATCCAGCAAGGTTTAAGTTCGTATTGCTCACATAATGAAATCAAACGCCGGCTTGTATCTGCCATAAAATTTACCAATTCCTCAACGTTAATGCGCCGCTTGCCGTTAGTTTGGTCACTCATTTTGTCACCTCCGAACGCTTCTTTTGGAATAGTATGGTTTGGTAAAAAATACGCCCCGATGCTCACAGGCCCGCCTCTCCAATCAGGCTCCCGTCGCGCTGTAGGCACGGACGGCCATCGAATGGAATTTCATCAATCGCCTTGCGTACATCCTCAGTAATGAGGGATAAATCGCCGGTGTAGCCAGCGAGCACTTTCCCGTTAAGGAAAACAATCCATTGATCCTTGAGGTTATCGCGTGGCATTGTGGCTCTCATCAGAGCATCACCCAGCGCGAAAACGGTGAAACCTTCGTCGTTTACGTCAACGGGCTGCCAGCCGTAGAGGATGGGACTGTCGAGTTTAGTTTCAGGCTTGTGCCAGTTTGAGCGGATCATTCCGTGCTTAAATCTCGGATCGGCCATTATTTTATCACCGGCTTTCCGGTAGAGAAGTCAAACATTGCCTCTACCTTGCTCTTGGCTTCACTTAGGCCAATCTCATAATTGCTAAATTCCCTCAAGGCTTTAATGAGCTTGATCTTATGAGACTCGCCGGGTTGGCCCCTGGATAACCTCAGCAGCGTTTCTGCTAAATAGGCGCGGGTAATGTAAATTTCCAAAGTGTAACCAAAGATTGTTGTTTTCACGAAGTCCCCCTGTGGGATAGCCCCACCCTGTCCCATTTTACGGAATGGTAGCCGTGCAAGAGTGAGCGATCCAGGGCTTTGAATAATATTGCCTGAGCGCGATTTACCTTGGGTACTTGCCGCTTTTGTAGCATTGGCCTCTGTTCGCCTTGAACGTTCCATTTGTTTTTTTGAACGAACTTGATTAAAATGTTCATCGGTTTACTTTTCCTTTCGTGGTTTGGTTTGTGGCCCGATTGATGTTGGTTGCATCAATCGGGCTTTCATTTTTGGGCTAATTTGAGTTTTCTACTTTTCTACCCCGTCGAAACTCGCCTATTTTTGGTTTCTACCTCGGTAGTAGAGACTTTTTCGGCTGTAGAAAAGTAGAATTCACGTAAGGTATGGCCAGCGGCAAGAATTCGCTTCCGAAAAGCGCCGCCGGTGTTAGGTAAATCGAGATACTCAGCAACACGGCTCTGCCAGCCTCTAGCCAGTTCGCCGCCAGCAATGAGCTTGGCCATGTGTGGCTTGAGTATGATCAGGTCTTGCTGAAGCTGGCTCTCCGATTGCGCCACGGCCTCGTAACGTCGCCCCGTCAGCCGCTTGTAATCATCCATCAAGTCCATTACCAGATCTGACATATCCTCTTTGCTATTGGAGAACCGCTCGATCAATAGTTCAAGTCGCTTGTATGGCGGCTGATCATCCAGGCTCTGCGCGGTAATGTCGCGGCCCATTGGCACTGCCACCGGCTCCAACCTGAACAAATCCTTGCCATTCAAATGAACAATCAAGCCGCCGTCGCTGGTCTCTTCGACCGTGACGGGCGTTTGCTTGGCGCCGTGAAGCAGTAGAGCGCGTTTCACTTTTTAGCCTCGTACTTCGCCTTAATCGCCTTAACCGCCAGCTTGTAAAAACTGGTATCGGGTAATGAGCGGCCAAATTCTTTTTCGTAGCGCTCAATGTCTGCTATTAGCTTTGCTTCCCAGGTGCTCATCATTGCCATTTCACGCCTCGGATGCCTACGAGATGCTTGTTCCATTCAACCTCGTGCCTGAGTACATTTCTATGTCCAGCCAATTTTGCCAATGTCACGGGGCTATCATCAACCAACCAATTCCACTCGACCGACCCCTTATCACTGCTGAGAATGATTTTGTCATAAGGAATATTGTTTCGGCGCATCCACGGCGCAACCAGCGCCGGGCAAGCCGTGGATGTCACGATCCATATCCTGGCATACTTAGCCAGATGAGCGATGGCCCGCGCTGCACCCGGGTACGGGGCGGCCATCGCCTGTAGTGCTGGCTCAGTCCACATCCAGGTATTGAATTGCTCCTTGCCCATTCGCATCCTTTGGCCCAGCTCAGGCGTCCAAAGGTCCGGGTCCCACTCGCTGAACTGTGAGCGGCGAAGGCCGGTACATTGGCAGATGGTGCCAATGTTGTCGGCTAAGGTTGAGTTCCAGTCGATGGCGATTATTTGCTTCATCGGTGGCCGTACTTTCTGGCTCGCTCGTTGGCGGATAGTTGGCGAGCATCGTCGATGACGCTCTTGAGCCAGCGAATGCCTCTACCTGATCCATTACACATCAGGCACTTCTGCCCTTGCGAGTAACCCTCGCCCCGGCAATGGGGACAAATGCCCTTTACCTTATCTTGCCGGGCGACCTCTGCGGCGGCGGCGCAATGGGGGCAATCCTGGCCGGCTTGGAGGGGAGCGCCGCATCTATGGCATCTTTCGCTTATCATTTTTTTGCCTTCTTGGAAAATACCCAATTGCATTTCTTGCAAAACCTGATCGCCGCCGACCAGGCTCGGCCTTTGTTGCCGCAATTGGGGCAACCATTCTTCTTTGCCTTCCACGTACCCATCTCATTCCTCTTTCGCCCCGGCTTCAACGGGCGCAGGCTGCCGTGATTATTGCAGGTCTGATAATTTCAGCCTTGAAAATTTTGTAAGTAAAATTTATCCTTGCCTCGGTTAACCCGTCTCGGTAGACCTTAACTATCTCGGTCCCTTCAGGTTCGGTGGCAAGAATTTCTTCCCTTACTTCGGCTTCGCTGTTTCTGTTTCTAAATGTCAGGGTTACGGTTTCTGTGGTCATTGGGCGAGTTCCTTACTTTGGCAATTGGCCGGTTTTGTTGACGTACTCTTGCGCGTGCCACTGAATTTTCTTGAGCAGGCTTTTTGTTTCGACCGGGCCGGCGCTTTGTAGCTTGCGGCTGAAAAGGTCAATCATATATTGGTGGTCCTTGGGGGTTAGGATGGTAGTTAATTTTTGGGTCATTGGGTGCTCCTGTAAATCTGGAAGAAAATGTATTCCTTTTGGAATATATACAGTATAGCACAACTGTATACAGTTGTCAATAGGGAGTTTTTTTATTCCTATGGGAATTATTTAGAGATAAAAAAACACCCCACAGTTAGGGGGTGCTTAGGGCAAAGTTGATACTAGGTTAAATCTCACTCACAAGCCGCGCCATCATTATCCCTATCGAGGCGATGGGGATCACCCGCCCCGATGGATTGACAGTAGTGAAAACAGGCAACGGCTCCACCATCTGAGCAGTTATAAGAATCACCGGAGCAGCTACATACTGCCACAGGCTGAGGCGGTTGCGTTGGTATGGATACCGGTAACGGTGTAGAGGTTGGAGCCACGGTTGGTGTGTGGGCTATTATCGAAGTTGGGGTTGGGGGCGGAGGGGCAGCCTCGATAACTTCAATCTCTTGATCTATATTAACAGCTTTGACTACACTGGCAGCTACCCAGACCGGCTCGTTTTTAACACTTATCTGCCACCACGAAGAATCAGCATTGCGGCCAATGATCTCGAAATTCTGCTTAATTGGCAATGTGCCCACTACCTTGTAATCCGTTCCTGGCCCACTGCGTAAGTTCACGGTCTTTTCTACTACAATAGAAGGCGCGGAGGATGTAGGTGTCGGGATAGGCGTTTCGGTTGGGGTTGGCTTTGGTGTATCAGTGGGCAATGGCGTCTCAGTCAGTGGAGGTATACTTGTTGGCAAAGGGGTATAGGTAGAAGACGGTGTATAAGTGGGGGTAGGCGAGAGCGTGGGGGCTATCGTTGGTGTAGGGGTGCGGGTTGGCAAAAAGCCAATCTCTCGCAATGACGTATCTACGACGGCAAAAATAAAAAGGCCGCCACAACAAAGAACAATAAGGGCGATAGGCGATAGAATCAAAAGTAGTTTCTTGTTTTTCATCAGGTCGGCTCCTTTACCGGATATTTTATTAGGAAAGTTCAGAAGGCTAGAACGCCCGTTCTATCTTTCTCAGCAGCTTCTCAGCAAATTCATATGAAACTCTAACTCTTTTTCGTAGACAAATTAGATAGACATGGCGTATAATAAGCAGTACCCGTTGCTGCGCAAAATCTATCTATTTTCATCTCGGGACAGGCAGCCCCTGCCCCCCCTTGTCTCAGAGAGGAGATACCTCCGTGGCCTGTAAAATCATATTATCCCTCAAAGGTATAAAGGAAACCGGCAAAGATAAGGATGTTGCCTTTCTCGCTATTCTTGATCTTGTTGAGGCGACTGGCCTGAGTTATGTTGAGGCGATTGACTGGCTACAATCTGGCTATCACTCTCTTGTTCATTTTCCTGTTGCAAGAAATACCATTCAGTCAGGGCGGCGATAAAGCTATCTATCTTCTCTTGTGGAGCCTCATCAACGGCCAAATATAAGTCTATCAAGCCGATTATTTCCTCGCGTTCTTTCCTCTTTTTCCCCCCTTGCCGCTTACCGGTTGAATTGCGCCGCGCTCCCTGCTCGGCCAGTCGCCACCGTGCATAATCAAAAACTAGCCGCCGTTCTAATTCGTCAAGGTGTTGAACGATATTAGCTATATCCTCCATATCCGGCGATGGTTCGTCTGGCCATGCCGTGTCCAAATTAGTAGATACTGGTAATTCTATTAGTTGCCCATGTGACCCTCGTAACATGTCCAGCAGGAAACGCTGTTGCTGAGAAGGTAGTTGCCGGAAAGCAATTAGTAGTTGATCCTCTCCATTGGCCGGCTCTGGAGATGGTGGCAAAAGGCCAGCCAATCTGAAGACCTTTTCAGGTGGCTCGCCTAGTGCCTGAGCAATAGCCACGCAAACTTCAGGGCCTGCCTTTCTGGTCTCTCCTAATATTCTAGTAATCGTGCTATTCCCAAGATTGGCCTTTCTAGCAAGGTCAGCCGGTTGCCAGTCCCGCCTATTTAATTCTTCTTCCAGCCACGTTATAAATTCTTCCATCAGGTAGGATTCTACCATCTTTCATATTTCCTGTGGGAATAAACAATCTGCCTCTTGACAACTGTATACAAGTATGTTACAATTCCTTCAGGTATTTTTCATATTCCAATTGGATACAGGAGGCTATAATGGTCCATCTAGGCCCAAGCCTAAAATTGATTCGCGTACATAATAAAATCACCCAGCAAGAACTGGCCGATTATATTGGCGTCACCAGGGAAGATGTCAGTAGATTTGAGGGCGGTTTAATTTCGCTAAATGATGAGCACATCGACGCCATCGGCCAGTTCTTTCAGGAAAAGGGCATCACGCCAAGCTTGACCGTTGAGTTCCCTATGCCCACCAAAAAAAACCCTAACACCACCCTGGCCCTGGCCGCCTAGTAAGCGGCTCGGGTTGCGTTTGTAAGGAGAGCTATGGATGCTCTAAGTTTGACGACCTTTTGATTATGAAGTATCAACTTTTACCTTCCTTAACCGAACAAGAATATCAATCACTTAAAAGCGATATAGCAATACGCGGCATTATCGTCCCTATCGAGTTTGATGAGGATGGCAATGTTTTGGATGGTCATCACCGGCTAAGGGCATGGAATGAATTAAAAAGAGAAGATGGCGTATTTTTACCAGACCATTACCCCAGTGTTACACGTGGCGGCCTCTCAGAAGAACAGAAACGAAACCACGTCCGAGCCTTGAATATCATGCGCCGCCATTTGACCAAAGATCAACGCGAAGAACTTTGGGCAGATATGCGGAAGGACGGTGCGACGTATCAGCAGATAGCCGATGCGACGGGGGTAGACGCCGCAACCGTATGGCACTCAGTTATTGAAAATTCAATAACTCACACGGATTCCAGTATCACGCAGCCAACCAAAGTCAAGGGTAAAGATGGCAAGCTCTACCCCCCCAAAAAGAAACGCAAGAAGAACGAACAACCCAGACCGCCCGCAGCTCCCAGCGTTTCTATTTATGCCAATTCAAGCAAAGAAGAGGACAAGGCCAGAGACAAGGCCAAGCAGATGACCGAAACGGGCAGTAATGGCGCATCTCAACAAACCCAGGTGACAATGTTTAGCCATGAAAGCATCGAATGGTATACCCCCATTGAGATCATAGAGCTGGCACGTCAAGTTATGGGAGAGATAGACCTTGATCCGGCGTCCAGTGATGAAGCTCAAGCTAATATAAAGGCACGTCACCACTTAACGGAAAAAGACGACGGTTTATCGTTGCCCTGGTTTGGCAATGTGTTTCTCAATCCGCCTTATTCAAAAACAAATGGGCGAAGCAATCAAGAAATATGGGCAGAAAAGCTAACAGCCGAATACCAAAAGGCTCATGTAACCGAGGCGATTCTATTGGTCAAGTCGGCTCTGGGCTATAAGTGGTTTGAAGAACTATGGGACAATTGGCCGGTATGTTTTGTCCGCCGCCGTCTTAGCTTTATCAAGAGCAATGGTGACGATGAGGGCGAATCTAAACAAGGTACGGCCCTATTCTATATAGGCAACAGCCTCCCCAAGTTTATTGATGCTTTTTCTCAGCTTGGGCGAATTACAACCCCAGATGGTCATTACATTCCTAAAAAGGACTAGATAATGAGCATAGCTCCCTTTGTGTACAGTAATCATTGCAAAGACCTAAATGGCGATAGAGAGATAGGCCAATATTGGGAACGCCAGCTTTGTGTTATGGCTAGCGAGTACGGCAAGAGCTTTACCCCGATGCAACTAGGCCGGGAAACATCCATAACAGCATTCGCCAAAAATGGTGGAAGGTGGAACCGGTATACCCTTCCTGATGTGGTTATCTGGACCGCGCCGGGGGAGCATCATGAAATTAAGCATAAGAACCCTCTTGGCAACCGGACTAATGGCCCATCCTACGGCCTGGAAGTTTACCGCTTTGATGCCTTGCTCTGGTTTGCCAGAGAAACCGGCCAAAACGTGATGTACACAATTCACAATCACGATAAAGCCGGAGGGCGTGAAGTAAAAGAAAACGATATAACACATTGGGAAACGGCCAATATTCTCCGCCTTAATAATAAATGGCATACCTGCAGGCGTGGTCCTAGTTGGGTGAACGGGCAAAAGAAAGAAGTTGATATTTATTACTGGTCAGTATCTCTATGGACGCCCCTGAGTATGTTTTGGAAATTGGTATGAATTAACTTCCACCCTCCCGGCCCGTCCCTCTGCGGCGGCGGCTTTTGTCCGCTACGAACGCAGCGAGACAGGCCGGGGCGGTTGAAACGACAGCAGCCGCTCTATGGTTTCCTCCTTCAATGGCCCGGTAGGTTTTACTCCTTTTCCTACCGGGCCAGAGGGGAAGGGTCCAGACTAGATAGCGTGTGGTTTAGCCACTAAGTAACAAGCGCCAGTACGTACTCCCAGGCCGCCTCGGACGTGGCCCGCAAGGGCGGAGATGGCAAGTTGACAACCTTCAGGGAGCTTGTCCGAAAACACAGAGCGGAGAGGCAGTGTCCTAAAAAGTGGCTCCGTCGGCGCCGACCACATTTGCAGCTGGACCGCCCGTGACAACCGGCGTTTGCCGGTGATAACTACAAGGTCGTCGCCCCCCTACTGGTGGGAATCGGGCGTGAAATGACTTGACGGCGGCCCGGCTCGTTTTCGCCCACACAAAGAGAGCCACCCGTTAGAGTGGCTCAAATCGGAAATATGACGTTCCTTGTACCTTACGCTTGCAAGGCCTGCGGGAGCGTATTTGTAATAGGAGTATATCACATAAACGATACCTTGTTACAGATTTCCGTAGATTTGCCGCTAATTTTTCGAGTTTCGTTAGGGATTTTGTGGGGCGCTTTGTGGGCAGTTTTCATCCAGTTCAACCGGCACGGCAAGTTTCTGGCCGAAGAGCGCACCTGGATAACCGTGGTGATAGGCGTCGGGATAGACCTACTCATAGCCTATCCCTGGGGTGGCGGTCAAGGTGACTGGTTCACCGTCGCCCTCGTGATTTCGACCAGCAGCATTGGGATCATCGTCCGGTCGCTGGCGAATGAGAAAAAGGAAGCGGAGCTAAACCCCAAAAGCTACAAGCTCATTTGGGGCATACTGGACGCAATAGCCTTAACTCAGGATGCCATTGACCAGTTGACCAGGCTGCTTGAAACCGGCACGGAGCTGGGCAAGGCCGAAGCGGTCAAAATCAACAAAACGTTGGGCATTTTGCACCGGCTCAAAGGCACTATTACAAATGCGCGCCGAGGTGACTATGACCAGAAGAGCAGCAAGGGATTAACGCGATGAAAATAGGACAAACCCTTTACCCCGATGCACCGGCCTATATCTACATTGCCCGTATTTTTGGTGACTACTACAAGATCGGATGGTCTATGTCTCCCAAGCAAAGAGCCGGTGGGCTAGGGCTTAGCGTAAATGATATTATTCACGTGATTGCTACCCGTTCCCCGTTGCAAGCAGAGGCGCACATTCACGACATGCTATCAAATTGTTTCGCCCACCCCGGAGAATTACCCAAAGAGGTAACGCATAAAATCAGGGGCGGCCTTTGTGAGATTTACAAGCTAGGGGAAAGTGAAATCACCACCCTAAAGGACATCAGGGAAATACGGACGCGAAGTCAATGAGCCAAACTACCCAAGAAGCAAACCCTCTCTCTACTCAAAACAATGGTATAATGAGTAAAAAAATACCAACGCACATCATGCCAAAACTGGTAGCTGCTTACCGGCTTCATTTGGCGTGGCTGATGCAAAAGCAACAGGGGAGGATAGCTAATGATACCAGCAATACAGTACCGGCGAGTGTCAACGAAGGAACAGGACGACCGGGGGTTTTCACCGGAGACGCAGGATCGCGATAATCAAACCTACGCCGGGCGCAATGGTTTTGTTATCGTGGCCGATTTCTTTGACGACGAAAGTGGGATGATCCTTGACCGCCCCGGCTTCACGGCGGCGCGGCAATATCTGGTAGAAAACGGTATCGGTGTTCTTATTGCGCACAACAACGACCGTGTTACCAGAGACCCCGTTCATTACACGATTTTGCGTGATGAGTGGGAGCGAAAAGGAGTTGAGCTACATTACTCACTGCGAGGCAAAATCAATTTTGATTTTGGCGGCCAGGTCTCCGAAGATATTTATGGCCGATTTGCGAAAGAATGGTGGCGCACCCTGCTAGAGAGAACACGCAAGGGCAAGCGCACCAAGGTAGAAGAGGGTAATATTATCGTAGCCCAGCGACCGCCTTATGGCTACATTCTGATAGATGGTAAACTGGTAATTCACGAAGAAGAAGCGCAAGTGATCCGCCAAATATTTAAGCTCTACTTGATAGATGGTTATAGCACGGCCAGGATTGCGGCTCACTTGAGCCAGATGAAAGTACCAACCTATGCGGACCTATACGGTGGAGCCAAAAAGAACGGTTATGGCGTGTGGCTGCCTAGAACAATCCAGCAAATTCTATCCAATGAGACCTATTGCGGCGTCTGGTATTGGGGCAAGAGGCGGCGCCAAACTGTTATTATTGATGGTCAAAAGCGCATTAAATGGATTGATGCGCCGCGCCCGGAGTGGATACCTGTCGAAGTGCCAGCCATCGTTGACCGTCATATTTGGGAGAGAGCACAGCAACGCTTTGAAATTAACAGAGAGCGGGCTTCCCGGAATATGCGTCATCAATACCTACTGAGCAAGCGGCTAACGTGCGCTGGTTGCAATCACAAGCTCTACTGTCAAGCCGAAAGCGACGGAGCGCAGCACAAATATTATTACTGCTCGTCACGCCAGAGTAAGCAGTTCCCCGGCTTTGAATGGTGTACTCTCCCATTCTTTAGAGTTGATAGATTTGACAATGGCATTTGGCACTGGACTAAAAAGCTACTGAGTGACCCGGAGTACTTAAGCCAAATTATAGAAGCATCTATGGAAACCAACATGGGTCAGTTTGAAACAATGAGCGCAGAGCTTGAAGAAGTCAAGAGGCACGCAGCGAATAAAGAGCGGGAATTAAAAAGGCTGCTGCTGGCCTTTGCACAATCCAGTGATGAGGATACATCGGACATCGAAGCGGTACGGACCGAGATAAAGGCAGAGCTTTTAGGACTAAGGGAACGCGAACAAGTCCTAATTTCCGCATTGTCGCAGGCCCTACCCTTTGATCGGACCCTGGCCTTTTCGGAGCAATTCTTTACCTTTCAGCAAGGTCTTGAATTTGAAGATGATGAGCCATTTGAGATCCGCTCTGCCTGGATTGATGCGCTTGATTTAACGGCAAGGGTAGAAGTGAGAGATAGTCAAAAATTGGCCCATATCAGGTGTATTTTGAGAGATGCCGTGTTGCCAATTGCCAACGGTACTGGGTGGAGTATACCGCACTATGCCATAGAGATTTCTCACACCCTTAATTTATCAGAGTTGGGAGTATAGCACGCAGACGAAATATCCGTCTAGCGTGCTTTTTGTTTTTTGGCGGCAAGAAAGGCTTTCCACGTGAAGGTAATCAGTTTAGGATGGGGCGTTCAATCTTTCACCATGTGTGCTATGTCGGCATTAGGCGAGTTGGAGCCGGTTGACGTGGCCTTGCACGCTGATACATCCTCTGAGCGCCAAGCAACCTATGAATTTGTAGAAAAATGGACGCCCTGGCTAGTCCAAAGGGGCTTACGAGTTGTGACAGTAAGAGACGACTCGGTAAGCGAAGCCGTAGCCGATGAATGGGGTGGCGTCTTCGTTCCCGCCTTTACAACTTACGATGATGGTAGTCCATCTGGTATGCTGCGCCGCCAATGTACCCAACGCTGGAAAATAACCCCTATGCGCCGGTGGCTACGGGCACAAGGCGTGACCCAGGCAGAGCAATGGATGGGCATTACCATTGATGAGGTTGAACGGGCAAAGGATTCAGATGTGCAATGGATCACCCACCGATTCCCGCTACTAGAAAAGCGAATGACCCGCCAAGATTGCATCATCTGGCTTGAAAAGAACGGCCTACCCGTTCCCCCTAAATCAAGTTATGTTTTCTGCCCTTATCATCGGCGGGCAACCTGGCAGGAAATGAAACGCGCTAACGGCACGGACTGGAAAACCGCCGTAGAGGTCGATGAGGCGATCAGGAATAAGCGCCCCGGTTATGTGGCCTATGTTCACCCAGACCGCTTGCCGCTGATTGAGCTAAAGATAGCCGAAGATTTTGGAGCAACGCAACTCGGCTTTGTTGATATTAAAGATGCTGAGTGTGATAGCGGATATTGTTTTTTGTAAAGGAGCACCATGGCCACAACTTTAGCCCACCGGCCCCGCCTGAATACCCCGACCTATTTGGAGTTATCGACTGAGTCGCTTTCGGAGCTTATCACCCTGGACGACGACGACCGCGAAGCCCGCTATCAAGCCGCTTTAGAGCTTGTCGAGCGTATCGACGATGATTTAACCCGTGGCGTTCGTCATTACCGCACTAAGGGCGGCGCGCTTTTGGGCACGCTGGATGAGGTGATACGGGCAATACTCTCTGATGATTTGCTCGTGCCGGAAGCGGCCTAAATGGACACAGGCGTTGCTATCGTTACCGCAATAATAGCTATCTTGACTTTGGCACTGGCGGCGCTGTTGGCGTCGTGGGTAGAATGGACGAAGCCCGCTCTGCGCAATATCGAAAGGGTGGATATGTTGGCGTTGTTTGTGCTGATTTTGTTCGTGGCAGCGGTTGTGACGTGGGTGATTGTGGAATGAGACTCCCCCGTAGATGCAAGAAAACGGGCAAGCGGCAATATCCCAACGAACTAAAGGGCCGCCAAGCTGCCACCCGGATGTGGGCCAAACAGCCGGGGGAGGAAATAGGAGATATTCATTCCTGGAAGTGTGAGGCGTGTGGCCGGTGGCACGTGGGACATTGGAGCAAATACAAGGCGGTGGTGGAATGAAATATATGGGCGTGGATCCAGGGTTTGATAAATGTGGTTATGGAATTATCAATGAACAAGTAAAGCTGGTTGCCAGCGGCGTTATTCAAACCAGCAGTGACTGGACCTACTCGGAACGAATTGACGCCGTATTTAACGCGCTCGTTCACGAAATCAGGTATCACAATGTCGAAGTGGTAGGTGTCGAGAAACCTTATGCCGGCGAGAAAGTGGGCAAAAGAATAATAGAGGTCAGCGGCGCGTGGGGCGTCATCTTGCTGGCTGTCTATCGCTGTGGCTGCACCTACCTTGAACTGTCAAACTCACAGGTCAAAGCGGCGGTCTCGGGTGGCCGGGCTGATAAAGAGGCTGTCAGGTTGGGAGTAGAGACAATTTTGGAAATTAGCCTGAATGGGCCAGATGATGAAAGTGACGCTTTAGCTGCCGCGATATGCACGCGGGACAAGTACCACCTCGCACAGATGGTAGAGCAGGCGGAGATGCGGTGAAAACCTTAACCTTAATGTTAATGGAAGGCGTTGTATTTGTCACGTTCTCATTTTGGCTATTGGTGGTGACGCTGGTCCTGCACTCGATGGGCTGGACGGGTGGATATATTTTAATAGTTGGCAGTTTTTTCTCTCTAGCCGCTGGCACTGAGCGATTGATACGTTGGAGCATAAGGGAGTGAGACGCAATGAAACGATACCGGTTTTTTGACATTGATAGCAAGTGGTTTTTAATGCCACCGACCATAGACGGGCCGAATGAGTTCTGCCCTGATAAACACACGGCTGGACTGTTCACCGAAGCCGATTGGCAAGCGTGGGGCAGGTGGGAGTATGGACGCGAAGAGATTGGCGAGGATGAAATGATGCGGCTGGTCGGTGCGCCGATGTTGCCGGGGCTAGATGTGTGACGTGATTTCGGATAGCGAGATGATGCCGGTAAAAGGTGAGACTTACTTTTATTTGGGCCGGCCGGTCACGGTGATGCAAGTCGATGGCGGCCGGTGCCTGGTGCGGGCCGGGAACGCCAGCAAAAACCTCGATGTCTGGGTGAAGTGGGGAGAGTTGAGCGGGTGTTGACGGTTGGGATGGGGAGCTATGCGAAGGATGGGGCGTGATTATGTCATTTCGTGATAGTAACGTTGATAACAAGAACTGTACGAACCGTAAATTGAGTATTGACTTTATGACCGAAAGGGCTTATAATGATTAGTGCTGAGGTTCAAGAAGTCTGTGTGACGCGTGGATTTTTTATTTCCCGCCGTTGCCACAATCTAATATCTTTGAGCGCTAACGTGCGCCGTCTTTATGTTTCAGTGACGTTGGGAAACCACGCCACAGACTTTTGAGCCTCAGCAACTCAGAGTTGAAACATAGAGCGGCGCACTTTGTCGTTTCTGCGCCGGAAAGAGGAATGATGGCAAAGAATAGCTGGATAAAACTTCACACTGATATTCTCGACAAAGCAAAAATAGGGATGTTACCCGCCGACTTATGGCGGCTGAATATTGAATTAAGGTTACTTGCCGACGATCAAGGATTCTTGCCCTCAGAGCAAGATATAGCTTTCTACCTGCACCGTGATTTTATTGGCCTTGGTGACAAGATAAAGGAACTAGACAAAACTTGGCTGGTTGAGTGGAATAGCGACTCGGAAAAGTGGTTCATTCCTGATTTTGTAATTTCGCAAGGGCCAATGTTTATTTCTTCCTACCCTGATAACTGGGAAGATTTGCGACAAGAGGTTCTTTTAAGGGATGATGGCCTATGCCTCTATTGTGGCAATGCTGCTACCCACGTTGACCACATTATACCAGTAACAAAAGGCGGCTCACACGCACCAAGCAATCTGGCCTCGGCGTGTGAGCATTGCAACAAGTCAAAGAACAATCGTGATTTTATGAAGTGGTACTTGAAGCAACCGTACTTTGATTCTGTCAAGGCAGACCATATCAAAGCCATTTTATGCTCATAAAAGTGTAACGTTACTGTAACGTTACACTTTGTTACGTGTAACAAAAGGTGATTGCATTAAGGAAAAATTAGAGTGCTAACTAAGCCTCCGCCCTGGTTTCGTCTCTATAGCGAGGTCCTATCGGACCGCAAAATTCAACGTATTTGTAATTCTACTCAGCAGCCAAAGGCGCTGGTTATCGGCACATGGGCCACGATTCTAGCTATGGCAAGCGACTCGCCGGAACGGGGAAAGCTATTGATCTCGGAAGGTCTAGCCATAACTTTTGACGAGATTGTTTTTGAAACCGGCCTTGATTCTAAAACCTGTACATCTCTAATGGACGCCTTTATAGCCACAAATATGCTGTGCAAGGCAGATGGTATCTATGTCGTTACCCAGTGGGAAGCTAGACAATTTGCCAGCGATACCAGCAACGAACGGGTTAGGCAGTTTAGAGAAAAAAAAAGACAACAGCAAGGTAACAACCCCAAGCAATTAAACGGTGATGTGAAACGGAATGGTAACGTTACTGTAACGCCCCCAGAGTCAGATACAGAGTCAGAAAATAATCAAGAAGAAGAAGAAACGCGCGCGCGCGTAAAACGTCATCCAGATTTTGGCAAAGTTTGCACAGCGTACCAATACGAAATCGGTGGCCTATCCCAAACAGTGAGCGATGCCCTTAATGACGACATAAAAACCTACGGCACAGAATGGGTCCTTGAGGCGATGAAACGAGCCGCGAAAGCCAACGCAAGAAACCTGAATTATGTTGAGGCCATCCTTCGCAACTGGCTAGCCATCGGCGGCCCCCAAAACGATAAGCCAAGAAGTGGCCGCAAAAACGGCAGAGCAGAGAAAAACGGCGCATATCCCCCACGTAATAAGTCATCACCCGCCCTATCCGCTGAAAAGCGAGAGGCAGCCAGGCAGTTACGCGAACAAGATGCAAAAGAAATTCACAATCCCATACAGATAGACAGGAGCTAAGAAGGTGAGCGTACACAAAGCAATCTACCAAACCAACGGCAACGGCAAGCAACCAAATATCTACCCCGGCACGGTCCCAGACCGTTTACAGCCTCACAATTTTGAGAGTGAGGAGGCGCTGCTTGGCTCAATTCTGGTTAGCTCCGATGCGCTGATAGACTGTGATGAGGTTGGCCTAAACAAAGGTGATTTTTTCATCCATCGGCATGGCTGGATATTTGACGCAATGAAGTCGCTTCAGGCCACGTGCGACATGGTAACGCTGTGCGACGAATTGGAGCGCAGGGGACAACTTGGTGAAATTGGCGGTCGTGCCTTTCTAACTGGCCTCACCTCGCAGACCTTCACCCATACCAACGCAGCCTACTATGCCCGAATCGTCAAGCGCGAATCGATTCGGCGCAGCCTGATTAACGCCGCTGGCGACATTTCCCGGTTGAGTTTCGATAGCCAGGATGACGACCCGGCCAATATCATTCAGGCGGCCAGTGACATTTTACTCAAGGTTTCAACTGGTAATCAGGTAGGTCAGGCCAGGCCGGTATCTTTTTACTGCGATAAATTTATAACCATGCTCGATGCGTACTACGCCAACCAAAACGAGATGATCGGCTTGCCTACGGGCATTAAAGACCTGGACAAAATCCTAGGTGGCTTACAGCGGGGTAAGTTTATCTTAGTAGCAGGTCGGCCCGGAATGGGGAAGAGTTCACTTGTCTTGCAAGTGGCAAAAACGGCTATTCAAAAACGCCGGGCTAACGTCCTGTATTTCAGTCTGGAGATGATGGGGGAAGAATTAGTCGAGCGGCTTGTCTCTTCGGAAACTGGCATAGACAGCGACTTTATGCGCGGCAAGAAGTTGGATAGTCAAAACTTTGTCGCCATTGAAAACGCCATACAGAACATATCAAGCTGGCCTCTGGAGATTGACGACCGAACGCAGAACATTGAGGCAATTCGCGCGCGGGTAATGTCGTACAGGTTCAAGTATGGCCTTGACCTGGTAATAATTGACTACGTTCAGCGGATCACGACCGGCAAGAATTACCAGAACCGAGATGCCGAATTAGGCGTCGTTTCGGCGGCCCTTAAGCGGTTGGCGAATGAGTTGCAAATCCCGGTTATAGCCGTTGCCTCTCTGTCTCGCAGGTGCGAAGAGCGCCATGACAAGCGGCCTATATTGTCCGATTTGCGCGAGAGCGGCAATTTGGAATATGACGCTGATGTGGTCATCTTCGCTTATCTTGATGAGGTCTATAACCCCGATACTGAGTTCCCAAATATTGTCGAGTTTATAGTAGCCAAACATAGGGGGGGCAAAACGGGGGTATTGTCGGCTTACTTCAAGAAGCACTTGACGACCTTTATTGACCTGGAAGTCAGGCGTCAAACACTGAACTTCTAACCACGCCGGCAGCGCCCGGCCCAATATGCGGAAATAATGAGCAACCCAATGCAACCACCAGCCGATAAACAACACGTCCGCGCCCAACTACGTGCTCCCTTCCCCTGGTTTGGCGGAAAAAGCCGCGTGGCACATATTGTCTGGGAAAGGTTTGGGGATGTCCCCAATTTCGTCGAACCCTTCTTTGGCAGCGGGGCCGTGCTGCTCAATCGGCCCGGTTGGGATACGGGCGGCTGGCAAAATGGACAAAACCGGATTGAAACGGTGAACGACAAAGATTGTTTTTTAAGTAATTTCTGGCGAGCCTTGCAGAACGACCCCGATGGCGTGGCGCGGTGGGCCGATTGGCCGGTAAACGAAGCCGATGCCCATAGCCGCCATTTGTGGCTAATCAACCAGCTTGACTTTATTGAGCGAATGAAAACCGACCCGGATTACTACGACGTAAAAATTGCCGGCTGGTGGGTGTGGGGCATCTGCCAGTGGATAGGCAACGGCTGGTGTGATTTGCAAAATGGACGCACTGTTGACGGCGGAACACAGCGCAAACTCCCCCATCTGGGCAATGCCGGGCGGGGCATCAACCGGCCCAGCCAGCAACTCCCCCACCTGGGCAATGCCGGGCGGGGCATCAACCGGCCCAGCCAGCAACGACCCCATCTGGGCGATGCCGGGCAGGGCATCAACCGGCCCAGCCAGAAACTCCCCCACCTGGGCAATGCACCCCTACGGGTACTCCCAGGGGTCGCCGGGCGGGGTGAACTTTACGATTATATGAATTTACTAGCCGCCCGCTTGCGCCGGGTGCGCGTTTGTTGCGGCGATTTTATGCGCGTTCTGGGTCCGACGCCGACATTTAAGCAAGGCGTGACGGCGATTTTTTTGGACCCGCCATATTCAGCCGAAGCCGGGCGAGACGAGATGCTTTACGCGGTTGATGATTTGCAGGTTGCCCACAAGGTCCGAGAATGGGCAATAGAGAATGGTGACAATCCACTTTTAAGAATTGCTTATTGCTCTTATGATAACGAAATAGATTTCATCCCTTCGGATTGGACATGTGTTAGATGGAAAGCGCATGGTGGTTATGGAAGCCAATCCAAAGGGCAAGTAAACGAAAATAGCAATAGAGAGTGTATATTTTTCTCGCCTCACTGCCTAAAGACGAATAGTCAGCCGACGCTCTTTGACTGGCTGGCGCTACAGGAGCAGGACCCCAACGGCAATGGTCACACGGCCAAAGAGCTGATATTAGAAAAAGCAGCATAGGAGACAATCATGAGCGACACAACCAACAACGGCCATTCGGCAAGCTCAGGACACGGCACCGCCCCAGCCGGCCGCTGGGTCATCCTCGAGGCAATGGGCCACATTAAGGTGGCCGGTCGCTACTACGTGGAAAACGGCCTCCACAGGGTAGACATTCCCGATCCGTCCGACCCGCAACTTTACCGCACCGAATGGTTTGGCAATGCGGCCATCTTTCGTATCACGCCGGTAGATGAATTGACCGCTCGAAAGGTGGCAGCCTCTAGCGTCATCCCTGATGCTATTCCGTTTGACGTGCGCTATCAGCTAAGGCAATTGGCAGCGCCGGGGGAGACGATTGAGCAGATGGGCGATATGAATGATGAGGATTACGAGGCGGAAACCTATCCAGATGACGATAGGCCAGACGCGGCTGATATACCGTTTTAGCCAATGACAAGCTACCAACTAACCGCCACCAAGCTGCTGATCCTGGCTGCCATTCGTCACCTGCAGCCGTGCGGACTGAAGCAAATAGCTATCTTTTTGAACAAGCCGGTTTTGACAATTGTGGATTATGTTTGCGGGCAAAAGACTTGCTTCTCTAGCCTAATTGATCAGGGTTACATAGCATATATTTCTACCAAGCATAATGCGCTCTACCTCTCCAAAGCCGGCGAGCAGACAATACGAGACGTGTGCTTAATTTGCGAAGATGGGCGCTATTCGGTCGGTAGGGTAATTCGGCACTACGAACAAGAAGTAATCAAATAGACGGGGCAATGGTGAGGCCACTTTCCTCACCATTGCCTCTAACCCACACGAGTACACAGGAGGTACTTATGTCAGCTAAAGCAAAATATAACTCAAATGTTCCCCAAGGTCTAATTGATACCGGCAAAACTATCACCATCCCCTTGCCAATCTTTTATGAGCTTTTGGAGAGTGATCCGCACATGGCCCTTAAAACCCCCGTAATCCCCCTCTATACCCCCGTCCGCTGGGCCGATGAACGCATCTGCTGCCACTATGCCAGAAGCGGCAACGTCAAAGGCTCTCAGAAATGCGAAATATTGCGTCGTGACGATGATGACCGTACCTGGTGCGCCCTAAATGGCAGCAAAGAAAAATCGCCCTGCGTATTCGCCGAACCGGAAAATTCAGAGATATGGGGCTTCATCAGAGGACAAATCAGGATGGCTCAGGAAAATATGGACGCCTGGTCCGAAAGGGAATTAGGCCAGAGAATTAAAGCGGCCTTTGATGGAAAGCATAAGGAATTTAATCTTTACCAGGATTTACGGCGGGCACACGAGGCCGTCTGCCATCTGTACAAGGATGACCTTGACGGCCTGAGAAGGATTGCCAGCGGTGAATTGATGGCGCCGCGAATTGGGCCGAAGAAGCGGCGGCTTCTCAGGGAGTGGCTAGAGGTGGCATCAAGCGGGAAGATTGCCAGAGTAAAAAGACGCACGTCAAAATATTCACCGATGGTCATATCCACAACCGGGCCTGGCGCAAGATGATTAAATGCTTTTTACGTGATGTTTGGGTTGAATGGAAAAAGCAGCAATGAAACCCACCCAGAAGTTATCAGGATTTTATCTTCTATTGGCGTGTATATGCAATCTACAGGGGGTTAGTAGTGGAAAACCCTGAACGATACCGAGTACCCGTAACTGATGCCCTCAGAGGCCATATTTCAAATTTGAGAAATGGGCAAACTTGGCGGGCCTTACGGGATGAGTTGACTGGTTGGGAATGGTCGCATGCGCTGCTTGCCGACATTGCCTCTGGTAAGGTTGCCTCAACGTCATTAGCCGTTTATCAGGCGCTTGGTGTTATGCCACCAAGTGTTATTGTCGCCGGGCCTGGGTCTATCATTGTCGGTAGCGGCCAGGGCTTGCTCAGCACCGATCAACCCGTGGTTTTTATTATCATCCCACCTGAAGAATGGAAACGTCACTCCATGGAGTGTGAAGTATGCCACGCTTCTTGCCCCCGCTGGTCATCCACTCAAAAATACTGCGAGAAACATAGCTGGCAAACAACCGAAGGAAGGCAATATCATCGCCAGCGGGCCAAGCAGGAGCGCAAGAAGGCGCATATATAATGGAAGGCTCCGCTAATGAAGCACATCGTAACCTTCTCAAACGCATTAGTCATAACTACCCTTGACGATAGCGCAGAGGTCATCAGCATTACCGCCTTCCCCCTATCCATCGCTTTCTGGCTCCCCTGCTGGCTGTACATGCTGCTGTCGCACCTCGCGTGGCAGGTGTCACAATTACCGGCTGGCATACGAATGTACATCAGCGGCTGGCGTGATGACCTGCGGCTGATGGCCTCTGCGGTAAACGAAATGTGGACCGGCTGCCCAGCGTGGGCCGTGGGGGCTGGGTAGCTCACGCCCGCTCATAAGCCGCCTGAAAACTAATATTATCTCCATTCGCCAGGGCAAAGCTTGGGTCAACTCCAATAGCGTCCGTCTCCAGGTGGGCAAATCCTTTAAAGCTCGTGGCGGTAAAAATCTCCAATGATCCTACGTAAAACGCTGTCCCACTATCAAAAATCCTTATCTCGCCGACAACCCCCGCCACATTCACAGGAGATAATGGCGTCGGCAAACCGCCGATGACAACAGGATTAGCTATCGTTCCCGTGCCCGTTACGGCCAGGCTTGCCCGCAATTGAACCGTGTTACCTTGGACCACGTACCGGGCAAACGTCACGGTCACCGTCACCGCGCCTGATTGCGTCACCGTTGGCGTCCAGTCTATCCACCGGCTCACTTCCGGCTTAATCAGGCCGTCTATGAACCGCTCAAGACGTGTCAATCTGCGAATGAGGTCTTCCAAGATCACTCGACCGCCACCTCCGCATCCAGCCGCGCCTGAATTGTTTCTTCCCCATTCGCATCCACCGAAATAGTCACCGCTCGAATGATGGTGTCAAATTCCACATTGCGATAGCGCCATTTCACCTTATAACCAAAATCCCAATCCCGGCCAAACCTTGTACCCGCCGTATCGACTGGCGTGGCTGAAGCGCGGATTTTAGGCCGTCCCTCTTCCAAATGCGCCCGGCCCGCCTCTCTCACACCGTCGTTGCTGCTCTGGTTGCGAGCATCGGCAAACCCCTCACAACGGCCCCACTGCGAAGCGCCATAACGAGCTGTGTCATAAACCTGTTGTACGTTACGGTCTGCCTGTTCACCCTGGCCAGCGGCATAGATATAGTTTTCCTCATCAGAGTAATCGTATTCCAACTTTGGATCGCGCATATTGCCGCGCTGCTGATCGAAAATTACCCGGTCAGTCACATCCCGGCCTGGCTGGCCCGTGAACGTCTGGAATTGAAAACTAATACTGCTGCCTGTCACTACATTGGGCACGATATCGAAAAATATTTCCGTACCGGCCTCGCGCGCCGCTTTTGCCAATACAGGCAACACGCCATTGCCGGAAATGGTCAGAAGCTTATCGAATGGAAATGATTTGGTAATTGACGGACCGGCGCCCAAATCGGCCTGGATACTCAAATTCGCCCAGACCCGCGTGCCCGCCGTAGGCGTTGGCGCTACCCCATCGGCAATAGACTGCGTGACGACCTCCTTCATCATATCATCGGCAAGGTCGGTCTTGCTGGCCTGAGCGCTGCCCGCATAGGCCGCCACGATGCGCCGCCTGAGCAGGTCATTCGTATCCGGTCCTTCGATAGTAATGACTTCCTGGCTGCCCAGCGTCTCAAATATCCAGCGGCGAATGAAATAGACGCGCCACAGACCGAGCCTACCTCCGATTGGCCTACGCCATACCTGAACCATTCTATCCGACCTGAGCAGGCTTTCGTCAAATGAGGCCGGAACTTGCAAGGTGAATTTGCCGATTTCGTTCACAGCGCGAGAAGCGGTCAAGGCCACAAAATTATTTAGATACGATCTTCCGCTTGCATCGGTAATGCGCCTGCCATAATCGTCGGTTAGCCATAGCTCGTAGGCGACTCCAAGTGGTTCATATATGGCCGGTTGGGGCGACGGTGGTACACTGGCCGAAGATGAACTACTGGAACTACTTGACGAATTACTACTGGACGAACTACTGGACGAAACCGAAGTTGACGAGCTGCTGCTTGACGTGCTAGAACTTGAACTTGACGAAGAGGATGAACTGCTGCTGCTCGAAGATGACGACGAACTTGAAGAGGACGAACCCCCCTCGGTATATTCAATAACTAATTGCGGTCTAAGACCGGCGGTGGCAGCATTGGACGAGTGCCAGAAGCGGTTGACATCTCCGGTTTGCCCAATCGACAATGGCAAGGTGCTGCCGAATACCGAGGCAACCTTAGCAGCATTCAGGTTGGCGCCGACCGTTAAGTCGGCGGTTGCCTCGGTATCAATGCTGGAAACCGGATAGGCGATTGACGGCGGCGATGCGTCGGCCTCGTAGTCTGTGCCGGAAGTTTTTGCCCCGGCACTGCCCGGCCAGGCATTAGTGCCGTCGTAGGTGTTCCAGGTTGCACCAGCTTCCGTCCAGGTCTGAATCATCACGTAGATGCCCCATGACACTGCCCCGGCTACGCTGGCATTACTCCACAGAGACAGCGTAGCCGAGTCACAGGTGGAACCGGCTGGAATTGTGGACAGGTCCCAATCCAGGAGCGACGTCCGCTGCGCGCCGCCGCTGCCCGATGTCCCTAACGTGGCATCTGTGCCGAAGTTGGTAGTAGCGTTGCTTGAAGCTAAAAAGGTGTCCTTAGCTGCCGCCTCGGCGGGTTGGGCTGAAAATGTTGGATCAAAAACGATTGCTCCGGTGGGCAGTGCGTTTAATTCCAAAACTGGCGCGCCGATAATCAACCAGTAATCATCACCATCCTTGTAAATCCTTTTGCGTAGCAGAACCCGGACGTCGTTGACATAGGCGTAATCTATTGGCATAAACGCCAGCAGTCTGTCACCGGCGTCTTTTAATTCAATCAAACCGTCATCATCATTAAAGTCGCCATTAACGTCCTGCAAGATGCCATTTTTAAGCCATTTGGGAATATCACCAGTGATGCGGAAGGCAAAACAAAAATAGGTTTCTGAGGCGGGTGTCGAGGGATTGGGCAAGCCATTACGGGCGGCCTGCGATAAGATAATTTCTTCTTTGAGTTGCAGGCCATCGGCTCGCCAGCGTAAATTAACGCCGGTAAAAATGCTGTTCCATTGGGTGATACTGGTGACTTTGATTTGCTGGCTATTCGGGCCAATTGTCAGAGTTTGGGTATCCCGACTGAGATTGGCACGATTATAAGTAGGTAATCCACCCAAGTCATCCCAGGCGCGGGTCGGCCAATGCAAGTAACCTACTCGCTGCAGGCGGGATTGTAGCCAATGCTGCCCCTGCCGCCCGCCAAACCCAACCACGCCATCCAGGCCGGACAGTTGACCACTGCCGGGGATACCCAGCGCGTAATGCCAGCCATTCTGAGTAATTCGCCAGCCGTCGAACGCGGCATTCTCGACCCGAACCGGCGATAAATCCACCTCTGTATCAAAAATTCCGCTGTCAATGGTGGATGAGTAATGAAGCGGTATTTTTAATACCTGATGAAAACGGCCCTGACCGGTTGCGTCATCGCGCCAATGTTTGGCGGTTTGGGTCCGCCGATGAACTAACTCACTCCAGGCCAATCGTTATCTCCAAAATAAAGTCCCCCGTCCATAGCGCCTCGTTACTCGAGTTGCGTCGGACAATTTCCCCGCTCTCAATAATCGTATCCCCATGATGCTGCCTCAGTCGCCGTGGCTCTGCCCATTCCAAAAAATCAATCCGCTCAGCAGGGCAGCGCACTTCGATGCGGTATGGTTTCCAGGCGTATGAGTAAGGCGCTTCAAATCTATCTTTCCTAAATTCGTCGTGCCAGAATTTAATGAGCTCGATCGTGGTTTCCAGGTCTGCCACGTCAATGATGACCGTTCGTTCCGGCGGCGCTTCGCCCCACTGAACGCCGGGCTGATGCTTGGCGTAGTTTTGCTGTAGAAAGCAAAGTCGCTTTTCGTAGACGGAGCCGTAGCCGTTAGGCCAGATACCTGTCTCTCGAAACAGGCGGCCAAACGAACCGTTAATGCGCCGGTAGGGGTGAATGTTGGTGACAACGTGAACGACAATGCTCAGGTCGTGCCAGATATATGCAAGCTGATCGTCCTCGACAGCATACCCTGCCTCACCAAATGGCCCCTCTGTGCAAAACCTGATACCGTCGAAGGCTCGCCACCGGGCGAGGCAATAGGCCGTGTGAGACAGTCGGGTGTTTCGATATGTGTCACTGTCTTTGATTTCACCGGGCCAGCGCCGCCACGCTTTCTCCGGGTCAGTGACCATATCGGCAATCTCTAGCCCCAGCACGTCACAATACCTTTGGCCTCGTTGGGCCACTTCGCCAGGCACTTCGTCGCGCCGGCGTTCCATATAGTCAAGCATTTTCTGAGTGCCACCCTGCAAAACGCCTATGCCGCCGTCGAGCATCAACGCATAGTCGAATTTACCAGCCGCATCCAGGCCAGCGTTACGGGCTATGCTTGCGCCTCGGTTTTGGGGGACGTTGACAACGGTTAGGCCGGTTTGGGTTCTAAGCCATTCGTCCGTGCCGTCCTCGCAGTCATTTTCGACTACAATGATTTCAGAGATGAGAGGGTCATTTCTGAGGGTGGTTAGCTGCTGCTTGAGCATGGGCAGGTTGTCGAAAGTGGAGATGATTGCCTTAATTAACACGCTATTGAACCTTAAAACTTTGGTGACTTGTCTGAATTATGTAAAGAACGGTATTGACAATTCAAACTGTTTGATATATAATATAGATACAAATTCAAGTTACTCAATTAACGAAAGGGTTAAAAAATGTCTAATAAAACTGAACTGATTGAAAAAATGACCCAAATGGCGACCGATTTATCAGAGCAATTCCCGATTGATTCAGCCCGCAGTGACGGTAAAACCTACCGAGAAATCATAGCTGAAAAACTGGCCGAACATACCAACGAAATGAACACCCGAAAAATGGCCCGCCCGGAATTTATTTTTAATCAATTCGCCAACGACCTTGACACAAGCCGCAGAGTTGGAATGAGAAAGGGTTTGCTAAAGGGTTAACATGTCTAACGAAAAGATAGTTTACGAAGGCGCAATGGGCCGTGAGGTCGCAGAAATTGCCGGTAAATTTTACGCCTATATGAATGACAAAAATGGTCAAATTCATCAGGGCCTGGAGTTTGCCAGATTCACCTGGGCCGGTATTAAATCAATTGGCCTACCCTTCAATACTCAGACTGAAGCCGAAAAGTACCTGAACCGCAATCCTTGGGGTGATGAACCCTGGAAATAATCCTATGTCAAATAACACCAAAGAGCGCTCTGAACAAATATTCAATACTGCGGCCTCCGTTTTGGAGGCCGCAGGCGGGTGCGTCTGGTTTGATAGCCTGATGACCACGCCAGATGAGAGATGGCAGCAATTACAAAAAATGTATACCGCCGTAGTCGAGCAAGCCGGCTGCCACCGCGAAACCGCCAAGCGCAATATTGCCAAGGCTTTGCGCCGGGCGCGGCATGGCGAGATGGTAAAACGAGGCGGGCCGCGCCCTGGCCCGCATCCTGGCAGACCTAAATCAGAGTAGTTTCAAGCCCCCTAACCGGGGCTTTTTTATTAGCAAGGTTTCAAGTGAAATAGTTGCTCAAATTCTCGCCACATTACCTCCGGCCCCCACTCCCGCCGCGCCTTCGTCTGAGCCATCAGCGCCCGGTTTTGCCGCAATTCAGCAATCAATCTATGGGCTTCGTCATCGAAAAATGATTGAATATCAGGCTCATAGGTGCGCTCAAATCTATCTGAGCCGAAATCGAAGTAGATGCCTGCCTCTCCAAACAATTCCCGAAAAGCCGGGAAATCGTGATTGAGACAGACCAACTTACCCCTCAAGAGCGCCTCGTGCACAACCAAGCTGTATGTCTCAACCCGGCTTGGATGTATATAAATTGAACTAAGGTCCATCAGCTCAGTAACCACGTGCCGTGGCACACCCTGACTACATCTATCATCCAACCGGCTGGTAAAGGCCACATCGTTACCCACTCCCAACGTCCAGGCCAGTTCAATCAATTCGTCAATGTACTTCTGGAAATGCGCCCCGGTAGATTGCCAATCAATAACCAGCAGCTTGACCGCATAGCCCGCCCGCTTGCCCCCAGCCAATAGACGAATGACCTTCTCTACCTGTTTCCCGCGGTCCAATCGTACTGGGTAAACCGCACTCACCTCCGCATCGAGCAAATTGAATTTACCTATCAGGCTGCGGGTCAGTGCGTCATAGTTCCACACGCTGAGCGGGTCTATCGAGTGCGCCGCCCGGCAAGGTACAACCCGGTGCTCCTGCCCGGACAGGCCGTACACCTGGCATACTCGCGGCTTATCGCTGGCGTTCGGATAGATGAGATAGCCGGGTGGTGTTTCGCGCTGCCCGCTGGGGCAGGAATGAAGCCAGTGCAACCATAGCAGATTGTCCCTCGATTTGGCGTATTCCCTCATAGCCAGGTCGTGTGCCTTGTAATCATTCAACAAAACGATGTCGTGAGTGATGCACACGTCTACGTTGGCGAGGTGTTCGTGCAGGGCTATCAGGATTGAATTGGCTGGCGCGCCAAGAGGAGGAATGACCGGCCGTACATCTATGGTAGTCGGCTGCCACAGCGCCTTGTCGCTTTTGAAACGCTCATCTACCAGGACAATTGGCTCATAGCCGTGATCTAGCAGCATCCTGATTTGGGTTTCAGCTACGGTGATCAGGGAATAGCCGCTGTCGGCCTCAAAAAATGTGGTGAATAGGGCAATCTTCTTGGACATAGCTTAATCGTGGCTGGTGTAGTTATCTTTCCACAACAAATAGGCCGTCACCGTCGGACTACCGCTTGTCCCCACAAACGAAGTCACATCACTACTGCCCCGCGCCAATGACCATTCGCCAAAATCACTGTTAGGCAAAATCGCATCCTGTCTTTGTCCAAAGAAGCTGCTGACAATGCTCTTTTGGGTTGGCGTCAGGTCAATCGTCAATCGTTCGCCGCTCAGAAGCGAATAATTGAATAGCAGTTCCAACCCCGCTGTCTCATTTTTAAGCGTCTCAATTATGGCGGTCGTGCCGCCGCTGCGCTCATAGATGACTTTGGGGAAAGCGGGAGCAGTACCGTCATTGACGACGGTGGTCTTTCCGGCGAATGTGCCGGCGCCGGTGGTGTCAAAGCCGAGATATAGTGAATACTGTTGCTCGACTACTGGGTCAACGTATTTGCTGGCAAGGATAGCAGTTATGTCGGGACTTCCTGGTAAATCAATGTCTAAATGTGCCCAGGCATAACCGTTCCAACGTGCTACCCTATCGGCTAAAGTGATACCCCCGGCTGTTGTAAAGGTACCCCCAGCGTAGAGCGTACCATCCGCTCCAATAACTATATCGGAAACAACGCCAGTATTTGCCCCGTCTCCCAAAGCGTTAAACGTGCTACCATTCCAGGATGCGACACGATTGGCCGCTACGCTGCCAATTGTCGTAAATGAACCACCCACGTACAGTAGCCCGGCTGGGTCGATAGCAAGAGCGAATATAGAAACGCTTGAGCCACTAGACAGGGCGGTGAAAGCCGTCCCATTCCATGAGGCTATGCGGTTGGCAGACACACCGCCGATTGTCGTAAATGCCCCGGCTGCGTAAAGCGTGCCGTCTAACCCGACGGCAAAAGCCCGAACAATCCCATTCGCCCCAGTGCTTAACGCGGACCAGGCTGTGCCGCTCCAGGCCGCAATCCTTACGGTATTGGCTACCCCCCCGGCCAAAGTGAAGTCGCCTCCGGCATAGAGTGTGCCATCTAAGCCAAAGATAAGATTGTTAACTGTGAAATCCATCCCCGTACCTAGTGCGTTCCAGGCGCTACCGTCCCACCTGGCAATATAAGCGGTATTGGCTACCCCCCCGGCTGCTGTAAAAAACCCACCGGCGTACACTGAGCCATCTGGCCCAACGGCAAGCGCATGAACAATCCCGTTCGTGCCCGTTCCCATAGCTGAGTAAACGCCGGTTTGCTTGTTGTATCTAACAATCCTATCAGCCGCCGCAATATTATCGAAGTTAAGGAAATTACCGCCGATGTAGATATAAGTTGCATCCTCGGCCAGGGCATTAACCGCCGTATACGTCCCACTTGCACTAGGTGGCCCCAGCGCCGACCACTGCCCCGTGCTTCTGAGCCTGGCCGCCACTACTGTGAACGTGGCGCTATCATTCGTATCCAAAGCCGCCGCGCTCTCGCCTATCTCTGACCAGTAGGGATTTGGTGCAAGGAAGCGCACGGCCACTCGCTCCCACGCGCACGGATCCGAAGCGGATAGCTCACCCTCTAATCCACCCTCATAATGTGCGGCTATCTCCTTGTGAACGGTAGCGCCGTTGTAGCGCAACCGCACCGGCTGCAAGCCACCAATCAAAGCACTAAGCAGCGTCTGCTTTTTGCTGTGAAAATCGCTTTGGCTGGTACCGGTGATGACGCCGGTCAAGGTGAACACCCGACTACCCACTTTGATATTATTGAGTTCGCCCCCCGGTAAAAGGGCGTAGCTATCCAGCCCCAGAGTTTGCGGTGATGCGCCCGTGCCAATCATGCCGCCGATGTTGAGGTAATAATCATCCTGTAAATCCTGCACTCTACCGCCCGCCCGGCTGCTGGCGCTGCGCTGGCTGGTCGAGGCGTGTTCCGGCCCGTTCCACTCACAGCCCGGCTGCGTGCCGTCGCAGTAGGTTGTGTAATAGCTCTTTTCCTCTACCTGGATACCGTCAAGGTAGAAATCGCCGGAGCCGGAGCCGTTCTGGCGAATGTATAGCAATACCGAGCCGTTAGCTTGGGCCGCCGGAACTTGTAGACCGTAGAGTGACCAGGTGCCATCAATGGCCTCTAGTAAGGTGGGGCTTGTGTACGTGGCATTATCGAGTGACCAATCCCACGAGGCGGGCAATGTGCCCGTCACCCGCACGGTGACATAGTGAATGGCGTTAGCTAAAGCCGAAAGGTCGAATGTTTCCCCCTCGTTATCGGCATTGGTTTCCACTCGATAGCTATTCAATCCATAATTCTGAAAACTCGTGACCCGTGTAACCGTAGTCCCAGCCAATGCCGCAAAATTCCCCGTTGTTTCGGCGGAAGGGTTGAGACAGCGATTTAGGGTGCTTTCGGGTACAACAATTTTCCAGTCTGACATTATCGGCTCACTACAAGGATCGTCGATTGAATAGATTAACGGAAGGTAAACTTTGAAGCTTGGCTCTTGGGCCGTGACGGGGATTGCGGACAAAGTGCCTGGAAGGTAGAGTAGCCAAAGTAACAGGATGACAGGTATTCTTTTCCACATCTACGCCCCTAGCAGCATCTGCATCGTTCTGAAATCGCCAATCACTGTCGAGCTTTCGGCTCGCGTGTTGACTGTCTGCGAAAAGTAGTTGTTAGTTGTGCGGTTGGACACCGCCCCATTCCCCGCCGACATCAACGGGTCAATCACCGGCCCGATAGCCTTCTCCAGCATCGGCTTCATTGATAGCAAGCCCTGGACCGCCCCCATACCGGCCAATTGAAACTTTTTGAACATCAGCTTCGATGGCGAACCAAGCTGCAAATCTTTATTCACCTGCTCGATCATCGCCATAACCAGCCGATTTGTAGCCTCTATCATATCAGGAATGGAAGCGTCAAGCCCTAGCGTTATGCCGCCCAAAATATCTTGCACATTCAACCCGGCTGCGTTCAGCGTATCAATCAAATCAAGCTGCTTTTCCAGGAAGCCCAACTTTTGCTCGTTCTGTTTAAGTTGGAAAATATCGTCTTGAATGTCAAGTTGCTCAGCTAAAGCCGCGTTAAGCAGCTCCTGCGCCTGCGCCTGGGATAGTATCATCCCCTGAAAGTTGACCTCGGCCATCCCGGACGAAACCAGCCCTTGCAAGGTTTCTACCCGCATATCAAGCACGTCTACGCTGGCTTGCACGATGTCGTTCAGCCTCATCCCGATACTCAGCGCCGTTTTACCAGCCTGAACAAACATCTGCTGCTGCGCCAGGATCAACTCTTTTTTGCGCTTATCAAAGAAATTGATGAACAGGCCGATGCCCGCATTAACTGTCTTCCACTGTTCGCCGCTAATCATGGCCTTTTCCCAATTTGGCCCAACTCGACTGACAATCTCCCTAAACTTGGCTGCCCTATCCGTTGCCGTCAGGATTTCGGCGCTGTGCTCTTTGAATATCTTTGACAGATGAACTAAGGCAAAATTACCTTTGACGCCGCCGATATTTGACTTGTCAAAGAATTTCTCAAGGTCATCACGAGCCGCGCCGATAGTATTGCGATTAGAGGCTATGGCACGGTTGACACCTAGCAGTTTATCTATCGTAGCCTGGCTAAAACCGCCCATAGCATTAGCAGCCATGCCAGCCGCATTAGCTATGTCCTGTAGGGCCACGGCAAATGGCGGAGGTGAGCCGGGTTGAAGTACGGCGGGTAACTTAAAATTCTTGACCGCATCAGCCAAAGTATTAAATAAATTCGTTGCTGATTTAATAGCACCGGCTATGGCATCAAACCCACTCGCAACGGCCTTTAGAGCAACATCGGCAAGAACCTGCAAAATCGGACCTATTACACCAGCCTTTTTTCCTACATCCTCAAGACCTGGAGCAACCACGGATTTAACAATGTTGCCTACAGCAGTAAGCCCAGGCAAAAGTACACTCTGCCAGATTGCGGCAAAAACCCTGATCGTCGGTCCGAGTCTTTGGGCAACCAAGGCAATCAGTGCGTTAAGCGCAACGGTAAGAGTTGCGCCGATAAAATTTGAGACAACCTCAATGGCCGGTAATAAAACATTTTGCCACAGGCCTGCCAGGGCAGTTAGGGCCACAACCAGCACTGCGCCCATCAGGTTCGTTAAGGATTGAAACAGCGGAATTACGAGTGTGCTGATAAAAGTCCACACACCTGTAATGGCTGGCATAAAAATCGTAGTCCATATATCCGAGACGGTTTGAATGGCCGAAACGATGTTTGTACTCAGCCACGTCCATAGATTGGTCAAGGTTGGTATGAGTGTGCCGGTGATAAAGGTTCCGGCATTTGTAATCGCCGGTAATAGGGTGTTCGTCCAGATGTCCGAAAGTATTTGAATGGCTACCGGGATATTCTCAGCCAGCCAGACTTGAAGCTCAACCCACGCCGGGAAAAGAGTATTGAGCAGAAAATCACCAACGGCGGCAAGAGCGGGTAAGATGATATTAGTCCAGGCATCCCCTAGAACTTGGGCTATTCCCGGCCCCTCGCTGGCAAGCCAGGTAAACAGTTGTTGAAAAAGTGGCAAGAGGTTGGTTTGTATGGCTTCCCAGACCCGTTGAAAGCCGGGGAGTAGGGTATTCGTCCAAATATCACTCAAGGTCTGGACAGCCATTGGGACATTAACTGACAACCATTGCCATAAACCCACCATCGCCGGGATGACCGTCCCAACAATAAAAGCGCCTACCTGTTGCAAGGCGGGCCAGAGCGTGTTCGTCCAAAAGTCGCTGGCGGTCTGAATGGCTATAGGGATGTTAATTCCTAGCCAGTTCCAAAGTTCTTGCAAGGCCGGTTGAATAACGGCCCAGGCCGCAAAGAATTTATCCTGAATGCCGCCCCAATTCCCGGCCCATGCTGCACCTAGTAAAGCTGCTCCGACAATGATAAGGTTAATTGGTGTGAGTAGAGACATTAAGCCAGCAACTAAAGCAGTGAGTATGCCACTAGCTACAATTGCCCCCACAGCAATTCCTATTCCCGTAAATGCTCCAATAATTTCATCGAATGATAAAGAGCCAAGAAAGCCGCCAACCTGAGAAACAAAGGATGATACAAAGGATACTATTTGGTCAGTAATAGACAGGACCGTGGCAATAGTTTCTGGCTCTAAACCTAGTATCCCCAGTATGCTAACCGCTGCCCCTCTGACCCCAAATCTATCAAAAGCACCCGTTATTTTGTCAATGGCGCCAGTAACATTAGATACCATCTGATCCATAGTCTGTAGTACGGTGGCAATTTGGCTTGGCTCTAATCCCAATTGGCCCAGTATGCTAATCGCCGCACCTCTAAAGCCAAACCGCTCAAAAGCACCCGTTACTTTTTTAACGACATCCCCCACAACAGTACCCACATCAAGCAATACGCCTCGAAAAGTCTGAAAGCCATCAATGACAAATTGGATACCCTTAGACAGGATAGGGAACATATTTGATTGCAACCATCCAAATGCCCCGCCCAAAACCCCCTTGATAGTGCCTGCCAATGTGCCAGCGTCGCCGGTTATCATAGTCATTAGCTTGGACAGTTTCTTGAAAAACAGCGCCCCGCCCTCGAAACCCAACGAGGCAAACAGGCCGCCCGCGCCGCTCTTTTGGAATTTGGCAATTCCACCCATCAGGGTTTTAGCCATATCATCGCCCAGGCTCTTCATCTCACCGCCCAAAACGAAATCACTCAGCTTGCCGACTATGCCCGCAATGGCCGGCGTAAAGGCATCGACGAGTGGACGCAAAAACGTGCGTGAGCCGATAACGAACACATCCGAGATGGTAGACTGTAGCCCCTTGACCGACAGTGCCATTTCCTTCGATGTGCCGGCGAATGTGTTGGCCGAAAAGCGGGTAACGGCATCAAAAAGCTCATCAAAGATCTCAGGGCTTTCCCCGGCCTTTTCGTTAAATTCCGAGACGCTCATTCCCATTTCAACGCCGATGATCTTGCCCAGGTCAATACCCAGCCGTCGTAACTGGCGTAAGTCTATTTCAGTCAACTTACCGATTTTGCGAACCTGAAAGAGTTGGTCGGCAGCGAAGCCCAGCGAGTCGGACGTGATGCCCACCGAAGCCGCCAAATCGAGAAAGGCTGGTACAAACTGCTTAGTCTGGTCCAGACCCAGGCCAGCAGCCACTGCGTACTTGGTGGTCATCTCGACATCTTCAGTTTCGAAGGGGGAAACAACCGCAAGTCTTGAAACAAACTCAAGCAAATTCGCCGTTTCCTTTTTGGCAATCTTCATTGCCTCGGTTTGGCTCATTACCTGATGCCAGGCCGTTTCAGTACTGGTACTGAGCTTGGTTTCGGTTGTAGCAAGGCTGGCTATGTCCTGCTCTGTCCCTCGAATGGCAATCGCCAGTTGTTCGTGTTGCGCCTTGTTTTTGATGACCACCAGGCCATTTTCACCGTATTGCTCGGTAAGCTGCCGGATGCGCTCCTGCTGTTCCTGATAGGTCGCTCGCTGGGTCACGAGCTTGGCGTTAAGCTCGTCGAGCTTTTGCCCATATTCATCCTGTGACATTATTTGATTGGTCACAGCCTGCGTCACCGTCTCGGTAGACTGCTCATACATATTATTGGCAGTGAGCAGTGACTTGAGCGATGTTTCAAGCTGCTGGCTGCTGCCAACGGCGTTCAGGCCCGTGGTGACAAAGCTCGAAATACCCTCGGCGATTTTGCCGAAGAGGTTGGCGGCCACAATGCCGCCAGCAATCGTCGCCATATTGCCCAGAGCGCCGCCGAATTTACCGAGGCTGCCGATAGCACCGCCGGCTGCACCGGAAAGGCCGCCAAGAGCTTTAGAGGCGTCGTGAATGGCGTTGCCGCTGGAAGATTGCTTTATGACAATTTCAATTACGTTGCTCATACCTGCCCCAAATAAAAAACGGGTGATGTGACCATCACCCGCCCGGAACAAAAAAGGGCAATGGGGGGTGAAAGTCATAAAATAACTTTCACCCGCCATTGCCCTGGCGTTTCGTGCTTATTGAGTTATGTTAATTGTATCAGGAACGCTCAAAAAGTAAAGAGCTACCCCGAAAGATAGCTCTTTACGTCCTTGCCATACCGAACCATACCACGCCCCTCCAAACCACACCTGACCTAGCCAAACCACGCCCCTCCAAACCCTTACCATACCCTTACCACAAAGGTTATCAATCGAGGTTTACTTCGCCAGCAAGCCATTTTTCCAACAAGCGCCGGATAATGGCACTCACTGGAATCAAGCCCGCTTTATCTTTAACCCTGGCAAGCAAATCGCTAGGCGCTTTGAAAGTATAGGACGTGTATTTTTCTTGGACGTCTTTAACTTCGGTTTTCATATACCCATTATAAACCAAGTGCGTCGGTCTTGTCAAGTACATACCAAGACATATTTATAATATTTTAAGGTTAGTAGTATTGACTGGTAAATATAAGTATGGTATACTGTAGTCATAAATCAAACGAGCCGCCCGATTGCGGAAACAATCGAACGGCTCTAACCATCAAAGAAAGGTGAGTTTCTCCAATGGCTAAGTGTAGATTACCACAGACCCGTTTTATTAGCAACGTCCGATTGATGATTGGCCGCGTCCTCGTGACCACCCGCAGCGGCAAAGAGCGCTCATTCCCTTATGAGCGCCTAACCCCCAAGCAAGAATCAAAGCTCCGCTCGATGGCCCAACCGATTGCCAAGCGGCAAGAAATCAAAGTTAGCAAAAGCCGCTCCGCTAGCTTGCCGCGCAAGGGCTTTAACTACGCCTCTCAAAGCATCCTCATTAACGCCAGTGGTGAATTTGTCGGTGTCCTGGAGGTGCTTTAATGGCCGCCACCTACACTGTTAGTCTTGCCTTTGACGAATTGGAGTATGAGGCTTTTTTGACCCACATTGCCGACAACCGGCAAATGCTTTCAGTCTTTTACATTGGCGCTTGTCGGGTTGACCGTGTGGCGGCCAAGACGCATCTGTTGGCGACTAAAGAGATACTTCAAGAACTGATCCAACCCGAAGCCGACCTGTCCGACTTTGAAGCCACGGCTAGTGAGGCTTGGGATCGGTCAGAAAGCGGCGAATAAAAAAAGGGGAGCGCCTTGCTCCCCTTTAACCCAATTTCAAATTAGAAAGGAAAAGAATTATGTACACTGTTAATTGTTCGGTCGCAGGTGTTGCCCCACTGTTGCAACACAAGTACCCACTACCTGATTTTGCCGACTTGAGCAAAGGCGGCAAGAAAAGGACAGGTGAAAAGGACTACAGCCAGGAATGGAGAGAGCATCTTTACATCAATCCCGACGGCGAAGTTTATCAACCCGCCATCCATTTTGATGGGGCAATGGTCAAGGCATCGGCTGGCTACAAAATCCAGGGCGCTAGAGGTAAGACCTACGCCCAATTGTTTAAGGGTAATGTCTTTTGTAGCCCTGATGAAATCTTGCACGGTATCAAAGCCCCTGATGATCTTGACGCTGACGCTGATAAGCCGCTTTACTTGGATGTCAGGCCCGCCGTTGTTCAGCGTGCGCGAGTGGTGCGGATTCGGCCTTGCTTTAAGCCAGGGTGGAAACTGGACTTTGAGATTACCGTTTTGGATGACCAGATACCCGCCAACGTGGTTAATGAGGTCTTGATTCTGGCTGGTCGTACCTCTGGCATTGGAGACTTTCGCCCCAAGTTTGGCCGGTTTATGGTCACTAAGTTTGAGGTCTGCAAGATTTGAGCAAGTATTTTTCTGTTGCAGAACTCCCAGGATTAAGGGCTTTATGGTATTCCCGGCTCCCTGATGACATTTGGAAACCGCTTAAGCAGTGGGTCTACCAAAGAGACTTGGGCATTTGTCAGTATTGCTTTACTCAATTCGCCTATGAAAAAACCCATTGTCATCATGTGCTTGAACTAAGCGAAGGTGGAACGAACCACCCAAGCAACTTAAAGACCTTGTGTCACGATTGCCATAAAAACAGACACGCATTTATGAAATAACCTTGTGGTAAGGGTGCGGTGAGGTTAGGTCTGGTGGGGTACGGTCGGGTGTGGTGGGGTGAGGTCCGGTCCGGTCCGGTGAGGTTAGGTTTGGTCGGGTTAGGTAAGGTCTGGCAGGGCAAGGCAAGGTTAAAGAGGGGCACTATCAAGTGCCCCTCTTTTTAACTACGCCAGGGCAATGGCGGTAATTAATGAAGCGATTGGCGGAAATGGGCGGTGCGGCGCTCCCAGGATTCACACTTCAGATCGCAAAGCATCTCAAAGAAAAACTCGCCTTTTTGTTCTGCAAGTTCGCTTGGAGTGCAACCGTACAACCTTCGCAAATAAAATTTCAGGTACTCACCAGGCGCTTGGCCTGTTTTTGCGCCTAAATACTCGGCCAAGCGCATCTCTAGTTTTTTTGGTTCGCGCCCGTTGGATTACTCAGGCTTTGGATTGCCTTCATAAATTCGGCGCTGATTTCCTTCATCTGGCGCAGGGACAGCCGACGCAGATATTCGCTCATTTCCTCTTTGGCTACACCTTCAATGCTTGCGAATTTTTGCATTGCTTGCCGGACCTTCGTCGGTGACTGGCTCTCAATATCCTCCAAATCGCCCCAGGTGAAGTTGTCCATATCCAGTTCAATGGTTACAGTCGGGGCTGTGGCCCCATTGCCCTTTCCAGGTAATTCATTCTTGCTCATAGCTCACCTTATGACGCAATGATTGTGGTAGTAAATCCAGGATGCCGCACAGTGAAGCCGCCCAGGATTGGCCCACCGGCGCTGGCGTCTGCTGGTGGATAGGTGAACGATGTCAGCGTCCCCGCGCCGCTGGTCAACTGCTCATCATCGGCATTGCCCCCGCGTGGGCTATAGCGAATGTAAAACGCCGCGCCGCAACCCGTTGCCTCAAAGATGGCTCGTGTAACCTGATACACTTCGGCGTCTGTTTCGGTATAAATAATGACGACTTCCGACTCCATCGGTTCGCGCTTGCCGCCCTTGACAATAGGCGTCTCACCGTCGAAGGTATATGCTTCGCCGGTGATTTTAGTTTGCTCGCCCGGTGTAATGCTCTGGGTTGCGCCGCTGACATCGGTAAAGCTCGTCCCATCGGTACTGATCCAGACCTTGCCGCAGGCTTGAGCAACTGCTCCTGTTGTTTGTGCCATTTCTTAAAACCTCCATATTTCTATACAAGAAACTTAGTTAATTTAATCTCAGCCGTTTTCTTTAGGTGGTTCAGGATTTAGCCATACCATTACCTCGTCTTTCCATTGCCGGATGGTGCGTACTGATTTTCTGATCGCCTTTGCCAGTTCGGTTTCGTTGGCGCGAATTAAGTCCTCTATAGTAATGACATTCGCCCGAGCCAGCGCAGCCAGCTCGGGCCGTTTCTCCCATTGGGGCAGTTCGGATAGCGGCGGCGTAGAGACGCGAACCAACGTCCCACTCGCCAGAAACTTTTGAATTGTGGCGGGTGATAGCTCGCCATCCCTGATAATGTCGCCGTATTTGTGACCGCTGGAGAGCGGGGTGTGTCTGACCATTCGATACATAGCTACTCTCCAAAGTGCCGTGCTATTAAGTCAATTAGGTATAGGTGGTCTGGTTGCAGGTTATACAAACCCGTTTGCTTTTCCAGACCTTGCCTAAATGGAGTGCCGTAAGCCTCAGTAGCAGCAAGCCAGTCAACTACCATTTCAATAAAATCAATGAGCGCCATGTCGCTAACGCCATTGGTGTGAAATTCGGGATGATGCCTATTTCTGGCAAAATGAAGCTCAAGAGGGCTTTTATTGCTTTCGAGTATTGCTTTGTACTCTGGCGAATCATACGGAATGGGAGACTCACCCGGAAACCTACGGGAAACATTTAGCTTGACGTACCCATCAAGCTCATCGAGTTTGAACTTTGATAAGTCGTGTAGGTTTGCCCGCTTCTCTAGTTGTTGCGCCAATTCTCGAAGCCGGGCCGCAACTTGAGCACGATGATTGATAATAGTTACCAGTGTTTTTATTTCTTCATTCATTAGAACGTCCTCAATACCAACCTAAACCTTGCCCCAATATACTTAAGCTCCGGCCCGCCATACTCAAACACCGTGCGCCGCCATGACCATTGAAAATTAGCAATGCCCGTTAGCCCAAATGGATTAGGGCAATTCTGCGTTTTGAGATTGACCCTGATCGCGTCAATGCCGCTAACAAGTTGGGCCATATCCTCGCCAATGTGTGACCGCTGGCGGCCGTAGTAATCGGCGTGAATGACAATCTCTTCGTCAATAAACGGCGTAGAGCCAAAGGTTAGTTTTTGGGCGCCGGAGCCAACAGAGACCGGCGTTTGCTCCTCTGGGTAAATCTGCAACACCTTTTCATCGTTCATTCCTTCGGTTAGCTCGTTATAGTTTTGGCTCTCGACCAGGTCACCGGAGGCGACAAGAGCCGCGCCGAGCGTGGCGTCTATGGCGGTGCATATTTGGGCGACGGTTACGGTAGATGCTGGCACTATTCACACGCCCCATCGTTCATTACATAAGTCCAGAAATAAGCCAACGTTTTTTCTATTTCGGTGA